GTCCTTCAATATAACTGTACTTACTCCATTTCCAAGGAGAGGGACTCACGGCACAGGAGGCAACCGATGCTGACAGGGCACATGTTCCGTCTTCCGGCAGATGTATGCACCACAAGGCATCGCTCTCATTCCTAATCTTCGCCGTTACCTGTGTCCCGCAATCATCTGTTATTGTAATGTCAGCAACTGCTGAATAATCATTAGCATCACCTCATGTACCAGCCGCGCAGTCTAACTGCGCACATCGGCTATCGGTCGTGTGCTGGTTCGTGCCGCTGACGTTCCACGTATAGCCAGTACCGCTCACATTATAAGTAAACGGTGGGCACCCACCATTGACACACACCATAATATTACTGCCCGCCACAATGGTGTCTGGCGTATTATCATCGTCAAACTCAAAGGTCGCTGCCGCTGGACAACAGGGGCACCACATAGTCACTTCTTCTTCACAAATAGAACCACCAGCGTCATAAAAGCGTACTACTAAATCAACCTTCTCCTTGCCTGCGTCCAGATATGTATCCCACGTACCTGCAACCGGGTATATCTTAATAGGACTCACGCCCCCTTCTAATGATATACGAGCCATCGCGAGAAGTACGCCGTCCTTAAATACTTTCCACCTGTCAACCGTTTCTGGTGGGGTGAGAGCCAACCACCCACAGCTAATAGGTCGATCGCAGTCCTTACCCACATAGTTGGAAGAGCAGCTTATAGAACAACCTACAAATCCGCCACCCCAAGCAGGGTCCGTAGGTACAGGACCAGGAAATGAAGGAAAGGCCCAGGATGGCCAACCCATAAGACCTAACAATGGGTACGGCGGCGGCTGAAAGTGCTCCTGCTCAGCATAACTGTCTACCAAATACGGCTTGTCCATCTCGCTATAGGGCGCGGCCACCTGGTCCTGCATAGCCTTACGCGGTACACGTCTCATACGTGTCACGTAATCGTCATCTTCATCTGCTAAATATGATTTGCGTCCGTATTCACGTGTCATGTCACCTACCCTACCCCACCCTACATCTATTAACGCCTACCCGTTGGTATGCCGCGCACAGGAGCTGGCAATATGCGCCCCTGATTTCGCCAAAATGCCTCCTGTATTACCCCGGTTGGTCCATCATACTCACTCGGCACACAGGGCATACGTTGCACCAAATGCGGGTTAAGTGTAACCTGTTTTACCCGCTGATCGGGCCGTAATGCGTGCGGACTCCTCTTCACCTTTGCCATCATCTGTCCTCCCAGACCAACACTTTCGCCCCTATGGTATATAGTGTACAGTCCTGGCTTTCCGTTGCGTGTTGTATCTTAAGTGTTATGTGTTGGTCCATTATGTTTAACTGTAACAAGTGACGCCGTATGTCTTGCGTTGCCACTTCCGCCGTCATACTTAAGGTAAGTGTATGCTGCGTAATGCCATTGGCACTTAGGGTAAGGGTGACGTCACCCGCCGCCTGTACTTCCATCTGTAACAAAAACTCCCTAAGGTCTATATACCGCCCACTACCACTTAATTCTGGCTGTATGTAGCTGGTTATGGCTGTGCTAATATCGTTTTGCCCATAGTTATGCTGATAGATAGTGCCGTCCGCAACGCCACCACCGACCTGCAACGTGGCTATCTGCTCGGACTCTGCCCCTACCTCAGCCATACAGGCCATATTGTTCGCCATGAGGTCAAAGTACCAACCCTTTCCCATAAGGTCAAACACCGGAAACAGGTTGGGTCGGCAGGATAATACTTCATACGCCTCACCACTAACCATAATATCCGTGTCCAAGGCTAGTACAGTTGCACTGTCTATGGCGGTTACTAACGCCGTGGTGTTGTCTGTCGTATTTACTACCGTGTCGCCGATCTGTATTGTAGCCGCTATTGGGTGAGCGGAGGGCGTTTTGCGTGTGGTAAATGCCCCGACAGTGTCCACCAGTTTGTCTGACGTCGTGCTTGTGGCCGTACCTGTTTGTGTTGGGTAACCACTGACAAGACCCAGGCGCAGTACGTTGTATGCACTATCGTAGCCTAACCAGTGTTCCTTTTCACAGCCACGGCGGATACACTCGGCACGTGTCGCGTCCCAGTAGTTCTGTATATCGTCGCTTATTACGTGCATAATATGCCCATCACTCGCTATCGCGCCGTAACGGCTAAGCCAAAATGTCAGCGTCTTAATTTTCTGTTCCGTTTCCGTACTCGTCATTACGCCTTCAACTACAGTAGCACACTTGGCGTTAAGGATGCCGATACGGACGGAAATAAGTAACTTGCCGTATGTAACTGGACTATAGCCCTCAAATAAGGTAGTACAACCACCCTCAGCACCTAACTCCTCTTGCAAGACTAACATCTCACTATAGAAGGGTATATAGCGCAAGATTTGGTTGGCGCGACCGTCACCCGCCTCTAATATACCATACGTAGGGCCATTGAGGACCATTGGCGCACCAGAAGGGGTTAAGTAGGCATACTCGCTAAACAGGTTGAATGAGTAGACGGAGTGGCCCTTCCACATAGCAACGGCAGTACCGGCAGTACCAAAATCCTCTACATCATAAAAGGGCATGGTTTGTATGGAAACCACAACGTCAGCGGCTATAGCAGAGTCCCAGATAAGCTCATACATATAGGCGTAGTATAGGCTGGTCTGAAATTGCCTGGGTTGCGCAGTGGCCTGGCGTGGAAAGGTTATCCAGCCTGCCTGAGACATACCATTAGTGCCGTCCGTGTCTGTACCTACTGTTGTTAGTCCTGCGCCGTCCCAGTATTTCAGCGACGTCACATTTGTGCCTGTTGCATTAGGTGTGCCGCCTGGGTCGATATATATGGCGTTTATACGCGTGGCGGACATTATGACGATCTTCTTACCTGACCCCAATTCATCTAAGTCTACCGCAGAGGCTGCATACACTTCATACTGGCTGGTGCCTTCTACATACACCTCTACTGCGTCCTGGGGTACGCCATTCCAGACGTTGCGCAAGTCTTGAAAGGCAGAACCGTAGGTAACAGCGGAAATTTCCACTTCGGCATCTAACTGTGTGTCCGTTTCCCACCTGTACCAGAAGCCAGCCCTGCCATACATGTAGTAAGGTACTTCGTCTGAGGGATGTGTTAACGTCATAGCACCGCCAGTAGTTGCTAAAGTAGCCCCATCGGAAGTACCATCCGTTTCTGTTGTATCTGCCCACGTGTTATCATTCTTCCTATACGATAGTGTACCTACTGCCGTTGTGCCATTGGGCTTGGGAATAGTAAAGGTTAGACGGTTTACGGGTATAGGTGTGCAGATGAATATACACTCGTACGCGGCCAACGTGTTTAACGAGTCGAGGACGGCGTTGCCACTACCACCGGTTACTTCCTTTGTATAATCATACCCGTCATCTGGTATGGCAGGCGGGGCCTCGCTGGCGTGATCATACTTAACAAAGGCGGAGACATAATTGGTTGTGCCTGCCCATAGCTGTAATTGGTCGACCCCGTTGGCGTAGGCAAGTACATCCGACATATTAGCCCAACTGGCCGGTATGTGGCTGGCCGTGCCTGCACCCCAAGCCTCAGCACCAAATACGCCAGTGGTAACTATTGGCGGATTATTGGTAGCCTCAAGCACGTCGCCGTCCGACATCTGTGCCAGAAAATGTGACTCCGAGTGACGGGCCTTTTTAAATTGGAATAAGGTGCATGCTTTGTTGGTACTGTCTGCTGTGGAATGAAGTTTGCGGTAACCCTTACGTTTTATTAGGCCGGGATGCCTTCCACGGACATTCTGCGCCATGGAGAAGGCACCAAAAGGCAATAGCGCAGGTTTGCGCACCGTAATAGCACCACCTTGCAGTGGTACAGCTTTAGTAGAGGCAGGCCATCGTAGCCCACCACTACGTGACTTTCGTCTTGCCATAAAACCCCCTCCAACACCAATTACCCGTGTATAGTATAACCCTGCTCAGGAATATTTATTCCACCGCCGCCTCCAGGATCAAAGTCACACCACATATCTTCACTTAGCACGTCCACGTCGCCACCGGCGAACGCAAGTAGTGTATCATTTAGCGCTATCTGGAACAGCTTGGCTTCCATATTTCCCGGTTCCTCTTGGGATACAGGGTTGATACCTTTGGTAATCATTATGGCAAGCTGAGAAATTAAAAAATGAAATGGTTCCGGCAGATCACTAACGATGCCATAGTACTTACTGGCCGCACCTGTTTCTGTGCCTATGGTGGCCACGCGGGCCACAGTATAATCGCTAATCGTATCTACCCAATCGTCAGTAATATTTTCAATCTTCATGCCGTTGTAGTAATCGACCAGCTTCTTAGCACTAGTGGCAAGGGTTATACTTAACGCACCACCAGCACTGGACATACCCATAGTTAGGTCGCGCGGCATACGCCAGTACCATAGTGTATACGTCTGGGTACAGCCGGAACGGGTTAGTATTAACGTATTACCCTTACGGTAGTACTCACGTAGTGAACCCGCACCCGTAGCGGTAGGTCTATCGTCCACACCTACGCGTCCTACCTTGTGGCCGTTTTCATCCGCGAACCGTCGTACTATACCAAAGTCCCATGGCAGGGTAAAAACCGAATCAACCCCTACCACAGAAGCACTCTCCAAAAATTCATGTGGGATGCGACGAAAGAGAATGGCATGTAAGTGGCGCTGGGCCTTGTTCGCATTGCTAATAAGCTCCTCATTAAGGTGTGCACCACTGGTGTCCGTGGCTTGCATCTTACCGACGCTATACTCGTTCATGCCGCGCCGTATGTCTGCCACTATGTCATAACAATTGTCGTATGTTCCCATGTCGTCTCCCGTTTGGGGGGTTAAGCACTCACCAATATTTCATTCGGCATCGTTTTGCCTGGAAAATGTTTGTCCCACTGTGTGCGCAGCTCTTCCTTATCCTCTTCCGGGTACTGAACGATGTCGCCTGTGTTGCGAGTTAACCACCCCGCGAAATTGCCTTTGTTCAGCCAGGCAAATTTGGGTTTGCGTTTTTCGGTCACGTCTTCACCTGCATTACCTGCACTCCCTGCGTCGTCTGCCTCTTCTATATCTTCCGTATCCTTGGGCAACGACATACTGCCTGACTTCAGCAGGCTAGTTAAGTCCCGTATCTGTTGTTTCATTTCCCCCATGGCCTCTTTCAGATCCTTGTTTTCGGACTCCAGGTTAGAAACGCGCCCATCCGCCGCCGCTTGAAGAACCTCATAGGGGGCCACCAACTTTACCCTTAGCTCCTTGGCGTGCTCGGCCAACTGTTGCGTTGGATGCACAAACGGCTTATTTTCGTTTTTACGTGACTCGTTTAGCTGGTTGAAGTTGCTGATCTGCAGCATCCAGAAGTTTTTGTATATCTTTAGCGCTTCTTTCTTGTACTGCTCCTGGTCCGTCCCGTACTCAATGCGCAGTATGCCACGCCTACTGACTTTGTTCAGTATGTGGTTGCCGCGTGCATCGGCCATCTCCACTATTTCTCCTGGCAACAATATACCCTGTACGCCAATGTGCGACCACGGTACTTCCTCCGGTGTAAAATTAGCTATAATCATAACATGTACCCCCTTTACGCGGCCTGGTCTGTAATATCCATTGGCGGATTATTATCAGCCAGGCCAAATTTACGTTTGTCTACCACTTTATACCCCCTTGGTTTATGTTCTATGCGACGGAACGTGGCGTTATTCTTACCCATATTAAACGCCTCCGTGTACGCACGCATTAGCTGTATCTTATCATCTTTGGTAACGTCGCGTATTTCACTGGCGGCTTTCTTATCTTCGTCTTCCCTATAGGCGCGCATGTAATCTTCCGCGCGCAACTGACGCTTAGCAGGAGACACGCGGTGTAGGTCGCCACCAAAGAGTATGCGCAACTCCCTATTGTCCGGTTGACGAAAGTGGCCGTTACGTCCACCGACCATAAGTACTTCATCGGGCGAGCCATAAGCCTTGGGGTGGAAAATAACAAAGCGGCTATGGCGGCGGCTAAAAGCACATACCAGCTGCGGATCGAACTCGGTCAAACGGGCAACGAAGCCCCTATCTGGTGTTGGTAACATGCCGTGGTACATAACCCTAACCCCCTACATCATATGTCCTGTGCGTACACTTTATCCGCCTGAAAAAGTACCAGTGGTTCCTGTTTCGCCTTAATATCAACCCCTTTCACACGACCGCGCGGGGTCCGATCTATGGCAGATGCCATCTTGGTTACGTCCAACCCCTCACCCAATGGCCCTAAAAAGTTACATAGGCCCTGAGCAATAGAGCGCGGATAATTCACCATCTCCCTATACTGTACATAGTGCGTCGGTATTTCATGTTGCCTTAGTATGCGTATTGCCCACGCCAGTATTTGATCGGGCGAGTCCCATATGGTGCGCATTGCCATCATGGAGGAAATGATTTCCGTCATGTCCCTCAACATGAAAATAACAAGTAAGGAGCGAGTGCCAACGGGTAAGTGCTCCATATAGGGTGCAACCAGTTTAACCGCCTTACCGGCGGACCAGGAGGGTGGGTTGCTGGTTAACTTCTCACCCACGTCCTTCACCTCATATATACCATAAGGTGAAAATTCGTTCATCGCCCCCTGGGTAACCGTGTCCACCAAAACAGGTAGACCGCCATAGTACAACATACGCATCATGGTGGTAGTACCAGTGCGGGGGAGGCCTGAAACGATAACGGTGGGCAACAGGTCGGCCATTACTTTCCCTTTTTGGTAGCCTTGGGTTTGGGTTTGCCCTTAGGTTCAGCCTTATAACTAACCCCCGCCTTCATCCCTGTCTCTGGTCCCCATCCTGCCTCGTCTATCACTTCCTGGTTGCGTTCGGCCAGCGTCTTCACCACGACCACCCGTACCGGCATATCGCCGTGCGCTTTTAGTGCTTCTGCCCCCGTGCTTATTAGCGTTTGCGACACAGGTAGCTCCCCCAGCTTTATCGAGACATAGAATAGCACCAGGGGTATAACACTTTCCACATTACTTCCTGCTGCCTCGGCTAATACCTTCGCTACACTACACTTCTCGATATCCAACTTGTACACCATCTCTGTTACTTTCATATCCTACCTCCCACTCTACTACAATGGCGCGAATGGCCGCGACCCCCAAACCAAAACAGAAGGCCGCGGCCAGTTAAGGATTAACGGGTTAGTATTACCCCGCGTCATTAGCTCAGCGTACCGATCGCCGGAAACTCGAAACCGGACAGTGTTGCCTGGTAGCTATAGTAATTCTTTGAGCAGTAAATACCAGTGGCACCAGTCAGGAACGGTGTCTCACCCGCCACATCCAACGCATAGCAATGATTGTACATCATCCAACCTGTGCTGACCGCTTCCACCATGCTAATACCCGTGGCCGCATCAGCGTCATGCAGATTGTGAATAAGATTGCCGAACACCTGAATATTCTTGGCGATCTCATTATCCGCCATATAAATAGGTGCAAACGGTGACGCGTTGAAGTCACCGGTGATTTTGTTGCCAATGATCTTCACGTCCTGGTTATCCTTGAGCAAATCAATGACGGTCACGTGGGCATCATCGGTAAGGTTGATCTCATTACTGATAATCTCAAGCCCGTCATAGTCATTATCTGCCGTACCCGCATGAATAAGGTCCACCCAGTTCTCGTTGGCGGTGTTCTCTTCCCAGTAACAATTGGCGATACGCACACCCTTGGCGGTCACCTTACCCCAAATGGCAATGTCCGCATGACCTGCATGAAATTTCAGGTTCTCCATAGTGGTATCGGCTGCGGTAAACAGGGCAGTGACTGTATTCGCCCCATCCATCAGGAAAGTAGGCCGGGCATCATAGCGGCCAAGGCCGAATATGCCGACACCGATCTTGTCGCTCGTGATACCACCCGCACCAGTAATAGTCTCGGTATGGTATGGACACACATAGATCACATCGCCTCTACTGCTTATGCAGCCCGCAAGTGCATCGTCCAATGTCTTGTGCAAGCGGTCACCGGCCACACGACTGTCAAGCCAGGTCCGCGCTTGAATACCACTTTTCGCTACATAATGCACCTCGCCCATGAAAGGCCCTTGTGCGCCCATGCCCTGAATCTTGCTGATATCAATGGCTGCATTCAGGGCTATTCCTCTATTTAGTATCATAACATTTCTCCTTTAGCACAGTTTACCCCCACCCCCAAATGTTGAGGGTGGGATACTAAGGTTAATGGTTAACGGTTAACTACTCTGCCCATTAGAACGGCATGCTGCTTGGTTCCGTAAGATCGTCAAGCAATGTGAGTGAGGGACGATCTTCCACGCCAAGGTCCGCGTACATACGCAGGAACATGGTGGCCTCGTCGTAGTCCTCACGCCAGTGCATCATATTTTTGTCAAACCCACCCCAACCAATCGGCGTCAGCTCATACTTCTTGATGGCGCTCTTCGGCTCAAAATACATCCTGTTGGGTTGAGTTACCGGGTCGACCAGTATTTCTATGGCCGCGTTCTGGCTGAACCCAAGGGTTTCATACCCACCCTTGAACACACCAGGTGCGTACCTCCGGTCGGGGGAAAGCAGGCCGAAATACTTACGCCGCTGCCCTAAGCCCATACGGATTAAGCCAATGGTCGCTTCGGTCCGGGCCGTAGACATGTCCACTGCGGCAAGCATAAGGTCCTCACTGACTTCCCGCACGACGGAACTGTTGTCCATAATGTTTGCCTTGAACTCCGGGTCGGACGCCACGGTAACACCCTCAAACGTGGCACGTGCAGTACCATCGTCGAATATGGCATTCAGGCCGGTAAGTTCATAGGACGTGTTGGAGGTGGCGTGGGTAACGGCACGCACACCGTAGCGGACGAGAAAAGACCCGCTGGCTACTGTATTCGCATCATTGGTGTAAGCCTGCGCAGCGGACTGTGGATTGTAAGCGCGATACGTCGTATCCGACTTCTCGAACGTTACCACCCGCGTGTTGGGGTTAATGCTGCTAATACGCACGGAGGAACATGTGATATCCATTACTGTCGACTGGAAAAAGTCACACACCATACCCTTACGCATATAACGTACACCCCGGTCATTGTCAAACGCCACCGTCCACGTGGCAGAGGTGCTCGGCGTGGCTATGGCGGATGATGTACCGAGCAGACCGAACCCATCACCGTGACACTGCCTGTTAAGATCGCGCAGGAAAGACTTGTACGCGTTCATTGTCGCGTCACCTTGTGCGTTAACAAACGCAGCCGTGTTACCCTTACCTGCTTCAACGGCCAGGCCGGACATACGAATGACGGCGTAATTCAACTTGGGAACGATCAGCCCCTGAACACCATCACCTACCATCGGCTGAGGTAAGAGCGCACCTTCCGCCCTACCACCGATACCCTCGGCGTCACTCTGGCGTGTGGAGAAGTAATACCCAACGCCAGCGGGTTTAATATCCGCCTTCCGCTCACTCTTACTGAACTGGTTATAAGTCACTGCAGCATTACTGAACAAGTCAGTAATCTTCTTGCCATACACTCGCTTAAATTGATAAGCGAGAGTGGTAGTAGTTTCTGTTGCCATATTAAGCCTCCACTATGTAACCCCAAACGCGAGTTACGTCGCAGCGCCAGCGTTGATCATTTCCAGAAGTTCCTTATTGGCGGCGGCAAACGCCTCGTCAACCGACACGCCCGGTACTACACCCTTAACAGGGGTTCCTTCACCTTCACCTTCACCTTCCCCTTCTTTTTTCCTGGGTGCGCCAGATGGCACTAACTTGGACTTACCAGCGGCATACTCATCCACCGCCTGTTGCCGCACGTCATCCACGAAGGCCTTAAACTTGTCTACACCAGCCTTAGCCATAATACGTACGGCCTTTACGTCCTCCACGTCCACCTTGTTCGCCGGGTTATCCACACCAAGTAACATGGCGGCAATACCTATATGCTCCGCTGAAAGGTCCGCTGCCTCCACCACCTTGGTAACTTCCTTGTCATACGCCGCAATAATGCGTACACCGTCCTCACTGGACTGCCTATCTTGCTCCGAGCGCCTACTCGCATCTGTTACCTTTTTGTTCTCCTCTTTCAAACGCGCAATAGTCTGCTCCGGAGTCTCCTTAGCTTCCAATTTCTCGGCGTCCGCCCTGGCCCAATACTCGTTGTACTTCTGTAGTGTTTCAGAGTCCTTTATCAACTTGGCTGCGTCATTATCACCAAGAAGCTGCTGTAACGACATGCCCGCCTTTAGGGCCTCGTTTAGCTCCTCTACGGACTCAAAACCACCATCATCGAGTATAGCCGTTAGGCTTTTTTCTGCTGCCCTCGCGGCTAACCACTTAGGGTCTTTATCAAACTGCAGTACGCCTTCACCCGCGCCACCAGATTCATCAAGGGATGGGGTGCCCTCTTCACCTGTACCGCCAGGTGGGGAACCTGGCTCTTCTGCCCCAATTGCCCCAGTTGCTGCACCTTCTTCACCAGATGCCGGTGTATCGGACGGGGAACCCGATTCTTGCCCCGCTTCCGCTTCGTTTAGTATTTCCTGTGTTTCTATCTCTCCCATAGCCTTATCCTCCTCTTTTGCCTACCTACCATGTGACACGGGACGTGAACACTATGTAGGTGGTATATAGTTGTGTGTTATATGTTAGCCAATCGCACCAACCAATTGCCTCAACGTCTTCTTTTCAGTGGCGACTGGTGTTAACGATAAATGTGTTATCTGTATAGAGGCGGACATATCTGTACCGTCCTCACTCTCCGATATACGCGCTGAACGTACTTTGGCCTTGCCCACGACGGCGACGGTTTGCCCAACGGACAAATCGCTAACGTCTATACCAAGTTTGCCTAATGACTCGTCGTTTAGGTCTAACTCCAGGCCCCAGGGGTATTTTTCGCGCGGTGCTTTGTCTGATATAGGTACTTCTTCACCACGCTTTTTCAGTTCAGCCGCCGTTAGCCTCATGCTTGTTAATGTTGCCATCTGTCCTTACCCCCCTTTGCGCGTTACGCGTTGTGTTGCAGACCGTATACCTTTACCCTTTGACGCTCTGTACCCTGCGTAGGCCCTCTCACAGAGGGCTTTACTCTTATACATTCAATCGCCTGACCCCAGGCGGTATTTACCATTACTTCACTTTAAACACGGCATAATGTCACCAACCCTATCCTACCGGTGTAGGTGCAGGTCCTTGCTCTGCCCCAGCCTCTGCCTCGGCCCCCTCCATTTGACCCACTTGCTCGGCTTGCACCGCCGCTATCTGCGCCGCCATTACTGCCAAATGCATTTCCCTATGCCCGATGAACCACGCCTGTATTTTGGAAGACAAAGCATGAAACTCGGCCCCAAACATGAATTCGTCCATCACCTGTATATGTACGTCATGCGGATCCATCTTAAACAATGGGTCAAAGGTTTGCGGAAACCCACCACCCCCTGGCAACGCCACGCGTTCCACCAGGGACGTATCACCAGATGCGAGTATACTATTTTCGCGCTCCGCCCTGTCCCTATGTATGCTACTTTCGGCGGGTAAGTCACCCAATCCAAACTTAGTAAGTAGTGCCCTCTGTAACATTGGTTGCACCGTTATATCACCAAAGAACTGTGCCTCCGTTAAGCGCAGGAAGAATTCATTCTGCCCGGCCTGTGTGGTCGCCATTCCACTACCCGGCTCAAGCCTAACGTCCACATTACCGTGCAGGTCCGCGCCCTTAAACGTACTAACTATTATTTCGTTGCCCTCACCCACTTCCTTCAATATTCGGCTCTCCTTGAACAGGCGCTGGGCTAATATTAATTGTTTGCGCCTTACCCTCTGCCATGCACGGTAGAACCGCTTAATATCTGGGGTATGGGACATTTCCGCCGTCTCACGTAATACGTCTACCATATAACCGCTCGCACCTGAGTGAGGGGACGCACCACGCAATACATTTTTAGGGTCACCGCCTGCGTCCTGTATGACGGAACGTTGGTTCTTGCGCTCTTCCAATACTTGCTGTGGATAGGGTGTGCCATGGCGTATTTCCGGTTTGGCACCACCACTTAGGCGTGAGTCATACTGTATATGTAGGAGGGCCTGACCGCGCAGGCTTACCCGCTTCATTATCATCTCTGTAGGTGTGAGTAGGTATGGTCGACCTAAAGACTTACGGTTGATGGAGAGGCCCTGATCTATTTCGTTTACTGTGTTCTGCGGACTGATTATGTCATCGACACTACCGGAAGGCCAGAACCCGCCACCCATGCGGTTGTAGGCGAAATGTGTTAACGTGTAGTGCCACTTACCCTCTTTACTAACTGGTATGGGTAGGTCCGCACCACCCTTTTTGGTAAGTTCTTTGTCCTCACAACGACATATATACAGACCCTTGGGGTGCTTGGCAGTCGGCTTCCACTCTACCTCTTTAAGCACCACCATTTCCTTGGCGTGCTTCTCCTCTATATCACCTGCGTCCAAACCCCGCCCCTTCCAGGGCGACACATTGGCGACGAGGACCATAAGCTGGCGTTGGTAGTCTATCTCCCCTATGTGCTTGTCACCTCCGGTCAATTCCACACCATAGGTATCCTCGACCCACTCCCTGTCAGCCAAGGAAATAATACCAACATATTTCTTATCGGGTAAGAATTGACCTAACAGGGGAACGTGAACGTTGAAGGGGATGGTACACTCCGTACGTATTTCATCTTGTGACAGTGGCTCACCATTGGCGTTGGCGGTATATTTGCCGGGGTTGACGCCGGGATATGTGCGGCAGAACCCACTACCAGTTAAATGTCGCCACCACTCCACTGACTCCTTAATATCTTCCAACACACCATCCGCGTCCATGGAGCGCAATAGGCGTTCACCCGCCTTGGCCCCGTCCTTATCCTTAAGCTCCGCGCTATTGGGCCAGACGCGCGTAGTATAGCTTTTGTTCATAGTCAGCGCTGATATGGAGCGCACATGATCACGCACCATATTACTAACCGGGGTAGGTACTGAACCGGCTATGGAATAGCGGTAGCCGAATGCGCTCGGAGAAGTGAACCAGTTTATATATTGCTCGCCCAGCCAGTATAATATATTGCGGAACCACGTGCGCTCCAGGACGTCCCGCACTATATCAGGTTCCTTGCTGAATATATCATCGAAGGAAGGTGTAGTAACAGTTAGCCCAACGGATTCATCCATATGTTCTCCCTACTATCCACTACCTGTGTCTTTAACCGACGGGGTAACCCGGTCCGTCTTCCGTGTCAACTTGCGCCTCTATCGCTTTCTGTAGCACCACTGCTTCCGCTTTCATATCGGCCAAACGTTCCTTGGCGGAAGTAGAGTGCGCCTGGTAATCGGCTAACCCATCCGCCATTACCCGGTCCAATAGCTGTTTCACCCGTTTGTCATTTGTATATCGCTCCCACACCAAAAGTGTTACCAGAAACCCTATTACCACTAAAAGCGTACAGGTTGTTATCCAAAAGTATAACATGTCAAGCCCTCCTACACAAGATGGTTAACCACACGCGGGTGCTGGGCCACAACAAGCCCTATGTTGGCCGCAACCCCTCCTCCTCCGCTATACCCTGCAGTGCTGATATGTGTTGCTCATATTCCTCCAGCGCGGCGCGGGACTCCGGGTTCAGCTTCTTCTTCTTTTCTTCCAACGCTTTTGCTTTTGCTTTGGCATCTACAACGGCGTCCGGAATGCCCATCGGACGTGCCATACATACTTGGCACGCATCGTCAAACGGATGTATTTCCTGTCCGTCCTCCAGGTACTCACCGGCGTCATCCGTGCATAAAGACGGTATGATGCGGATAAATTGATCGCATGTATTATATACCACCAACATGGGCCACGCGTCACGCCCTTCATGCTCTACTACTAAATCACCCGATATATCACCCGCGGGCGGACCAAGAAGGTCTTCGGGCAGAGTAAGCCGGTTGCGGAACTGCCTTATTTTTAGTTCCCTATTTGGGTCTGCAGGTATCAGCACCAAATTTTCCTTCTCAAATTCCTCTGCTGTTGAAGGCCCTTGCCCCCCACCCCGGTAATCCGGCTTTTTATTAAAGCAGTCATGTCCCGCAAGGCGGGTAATGAAGCGGTCGCCGAGACCCATTTCCCTTTCGCGTTCCTTTACACCACGTGCAATTTGCGGGTCGGTGAGGCGGATACCTATGTTAGGGGTAACTTCATCCCACCCGTACCATTCCGCAAAACGGTACACTCGGTTGTCGCTGTCTACCCACCACCAGGCCCAGGAGAACGGTGCACCGAAGCCCCAGTCAAATGTAGTGTAGATAGGTGCTTCCTCCGGAATGGGCCATATAGGCTTAATAACATGCCGTTCGTTGAAGGTAAATGCCTGACCAAGAAACACATCCCAACGCCCATCTAACCACGCGGCGCGCAATTTAGGGTCACGTATGGAGCGTAGGCGTGCGACGTACTTAGGGTCATTCTCACATAATATGCGGTTGTCTGCTAACGTGGAACGTAGGAAGAGGCGGGTGAAGACTATATTCGTCAGCGGGTCCTTCATCCGCTGCACGAGGCCAACACCATCCGGGTCCGGGTCAATATACATCATCTTTATGATACTCGCACCGGGACCGCCAGGGTTGCCTGTTAGGAACATATGGCATGGTACACCGTGTGGGGAGCGTAAGCAGCCCTTAAGTTTGTCTATTGCCTGTGCGATAAATGGTATGGTGGGGGCTTCATCTATCGTTACTTCTACGTACTGTTGGCCTTGAAAGGAATCCAACTGTACCTCGTGCATGACAGCAGCCAAAGTACACACGGCACCATTGGCCCAACGTACGTAATTAGTTTGGTTTTCCCCACCTACACGCTCCGCTGGCATACCAAGTAGAATAAGTTCGTCAAAGCGACGGCGGATTTCCGCAAAGTCCTTATACTTACGGCGGATTATTAGGCCGTTCCAATACGCGCTATACTGCTCTGCGCCGTGAACATGGCGACCGATGGCCGTGTCAGACTTGCCGCCACCACGCGTACCACCAAAAAATATTTCGTCCGCAGGACATACGGCGGCAAAACTTTGCGGACCCTCTTGGGGCATCCAATAGTGTAGTGTTTCCTTAGCGGCGGCAAGGTTCACTCGGCCACCTCCCCTTCCACAACCTCCATCACTTCATCTACGTCTTGCGCTACACTTGGTTTCAGGCTTGCCTTATGCACACTATGCTCCACTAACTTAGGCGGCAACCCAGCTCCCTCAGCATCACGCCGTGCCGTTTCCCTCGCCGAGCGTACCTGTTTTTCCCACTCTTCAATTGTGGTAGGCTGCGGCGGATAATGTTTGTGTAGGTGCATATGTGCGTGCTGTATTGGCCCGCCACCGGGGCCGACGTGCTCCGTCTTTTTACCATACCCTCTGTGCCGCGCCTGGGTCTGCAGGAAGAATTTAATAGAACCAACGTCACCGCCGTCTATCGCCTCCAACAGTTTGCTTTCAGTAAAGTCTATCATTCCTTCCCTAACATCAGCCACACTCGCTTTAAATTCCTCGTCTTCTACTATCCAGTTGTAGTATGTGCGACGCGTCACCCCCATCAAGCGGCAGACCTGGCTGATATTACCGTCGTTGCTATCCAGCAAGATAAGAAACATTACCTTCTTTTCCTCAACGTTCAGCGGTTCGGCTGTAGTGAGACTACCTACCGTAGCTGTCATGTCGTCCCCCATTTGCGTGCGCGTTTGCGTGCGTTCCGTGCGTTCGTGCGGGCGTCTGTGCGTTGGGGTCCTTCGTCAGGCTCTTTGTACGGCCCAGGGCGCGGCCCAGGTACGTGTTTACCCGCTACCCCACTTGGCCTAACTTTGGCCGTTACCTGATTGGGCTGCACATTACGCGCCTTACCCCAAACCCTCTGCCAGCCAGCCTTACACAACGTCGCTAACATAACCTCTGCCATATAACCCCCTAACTACCCAACCAACTACCTAACCGGGTCCCCGCGCGGGTCCCTTGCCATATAATATTTGTGGGTGGGACGAGCAACCCATGTCGACAATCGGCAATATATGATATACATCACGGTTCTCCCCTACCCCATCCTGGCCTACCCACTACCCACTACCCATTACCCGCGCGTGGCTACCCATTACCCGACCCCATCGTACCATATTGGGCAGGTCGCACGCAAGTAGGGTGAGGTGCAAGCAAGGGTAGCGCACCGCAAGCAAAGGGCGTGATACGGCGCATACCGCGATGTATACAGCGTATGGTGGTGCATACAGCGGTGTATGGTGCATACATCATACTGGGGTTGGGTAGTTAGCTACCTCGCGCCCACACAACTCGTTTGGCACACCAAAGCCTTGTAGTTGTGCCAAAGCCTGTTCGTCTGGCCAAAGCTCGTTAGGTGTGCCAAAGCCTTGTAGTTGCCCCTAACGAGCTTTGGTGTGCCGAATTGTGTGTGGTCGTCCGGCACATTGTGGCACGAACGCCACACCGGCGAGCTAAGCGGGACTCAAGCGGACTAAGCGGAGCTAAGCAGAGCATAGTTGGCACGGCGGTTGCAGGAAAGAAAGGCAGGGGCAGCGCACCAACGCAACCTCGCACACAAGGGCAACACAAGGGTAGCACCAAGGGCAGGCCGAGGCCCACAGACAGACAGGAGGTACGGACCATGACAGCAGAAGGAAGAGTAGGGACATACGCGGTAAGAGCGTTACGGGTACAGGTAGCTGAACTGGAAGCCAAGGGTAACGGCAGGGCCAAGAAGGAACCGGTTTGGGTGGAGCAGAAGGCACCCAATGGGGCAACAGAAATGGTCGACCTGAACCTACACCCAAACGTGATGGTCTGCGAATGCGGTGACACGCGCTACGTGGCTAACGGGGACAGGCACCAAGTAACCCACTGCAAGCCCTGTACGAAGCGAGCACGGAAGGTGAAGCGGAACGTAAGGGCCAGGGTAAGGCGCGCGGGACAGGCTGCGGTGAGGGCAGAACGACAGAAAGAGACAGAGGCGGTGCTGAGCTAACAGGACAGGTTGGGCCGTCCCCCGGACAACAAGAACCAACACCTACGTGACACAACACGCAACACACGTCACGTTGGGGATGGCCCACAGACAGCCTACGGGCGAAGGAGAACGACATGGGCGAAGACAAAGTAGCGCGGGACACATTGGCGGTCACGCCGATATGGGTGAGGGAAAAGACAGACACACAAACGGAGATAGAGAAATGGGCTTGGTGCCCCATGTTCGGCGAAGATGGTCCTGCTTTTCTGGTCGTGCACGTAGTTGGCCTGAACGAAGACCAGGACTACTGGGTGGCGCGCTACAGGGAAGCACCCATGAGCCGAGCAGAAGAGCTGAACGACGAAGTATGGGGCACAAAGGAAGAAGCAATGGCGGAAGCAGAAGGATACGTTGCGGACAAGTAAGGGCAAGACCCACAACGACACAACAGCCCTCTATGGAGGGTGAAAGGGGTAACACCATGACAAAGGAGGGATTGGCTATGACAGGTAGGCAGACCAAGGGCATGAGGGCGCGGCAAGCGGCAATGGACACATTGGGTGAGGTAGCCCCACACTTTGAGCAGAGCAAGCAGTACCCGCGGGTCTGGTATCACTCAAGCAAAAAGGTGCGGTTCGTGTTCAAGCAGAACAAGGTCCGCAAAGAGATGAGGTTTAGTGGTAGATGGGTAAGGCTGTGGAGCGAGTACTACAGCAAGGTGACGAAGGGTGAGCTGGAGCTAAGGGCAAGGATAACGGACAAACAGTAAGCGGGAAAGGATGAGGAAGACGAACGGTAACCAGACGGCTTGCCCTAAGCACGGTGCACGGTGTAAAGTAGCGGGTGAGGGGCAAGCGGAAGGAAGGTGAAACACGTGTACATAGACGAGACAGATCGGTACTACGACAGTGAAGGGCAACACACACGGCGCGCGCCATTCCTGCTACTGGTGCAGGAAGACGGCGAACCTTGTGCAAGCAACCTGCGGGGCCTGGTAAGGCAGGTAGCACTAAAGCAATGCGGACAGTGGATGATGGGGTTCGCCCGTATAGCAGGGCAAACATTAACCGTTAGTGGTACGTACGGGTCGGACGGGTTGCCCATAACAGTTGGCAAGAAGGCATACGCTAAAGGCACGCCGATGCCAGGGTTCCTGTACGACCTATGGAACAAGGGCGGCGGCTGGAATAGCGCGGGTAGTGAAGCGGCCATGCTGAGGGAGTGGGGCAAGTGGTTGATGCACGAAACGTACAAAGGAGGTAACAGATTATGATAACGTTGGAAGAGGCAAAGGGGTTGCAGTACGGGCAAACCCTATACCATGTGGTAAACCGGAACGCAGACGGCACGCCCCAAAGGTGGCGGGTTAATGGCAAACCAAAGACCTGGGTAAGGACGCCTGAGCGAGTGCAGGTGCCAATTAAGCACGGGCTAGGGACGTACGACTACCTAACGGAAATTGGCCTGAGCCTGGTCTGCCTGGAAGAAGGGGCAGAAGAACGACAGGCTGAGGTGGAAGAGGCAAACACCTGTAATGAACAATACGGACGGAAAAGGGGTAAAGGCTAATGGCAGGGCAAAAAGGGCAAAAGGCGACAGCGGAGCTGATCATGCCCAAGGTAGAGGAACGGGCCTTGTGGCATGGTGCGACGTTGACGGAGGGCGCGGAGGGCGCAGAAGAGGACGACCGTAGTGTACGCGTAGTGCCGGAGGACGTCTTGCCTGGCTACAAGGCACTCTGGGATCCGGAAGGCGGGCAGGCGTACGCGGTGGTGACGGAAGACTACACACTGGTGCGGCACGAAGAGGTACTGGTGATGGCAAATATGACGCCGGAGCAACGTCTGGTGAAGGCCATATTCGACGACAAAGAAGAGTAATGCGGAGTACGTGGTGGGCGAGCCACATGGGGTGTGGTACGTCCGCCACGCTCGGCACGGTAGGCAACCCAACGGAGCTAAGCGGGGCCGAACGGAGCTAAGCGGAACTTAATTGGCACGGGCCTTGCAACGTTGAAGGGTAGGGTTGGCGCGAACACAAGGCGCATAAAGGTTGTAAAGGAGGTAGCGAGCGATGGCGAAGATGTACGTGGCAACGGTGCAGGTGTTAATGCGCGAGTGTGATAGCGCGGACCAGGCGACGGACGCAATACAGGGGCTAATGGAGAACGAATACGTTAAGGACTGGGCCTTCCTGCGCGTTGGTGGCCAGTATATGTTTCCACAGGAGCGCACAGTGATGGAGGATTATGAAGAGGGGGACTTCTTAAGATGAGCATACACAGGACGTGTAGGACGTGCGGGGAGATGTTCGACCCTGAGGGCAAGCTACCCGGTGGGTATACTGACCAATGTAACCAGTGTAGTGCCGCTGACAGAGAGACACGGTACGTTGGGCGCGCCGGAGCGGTGCACAAAGGGGCGAACATAGAAATCTTTAGGACGAACCTGGTGACGGTAAAGGCAGTACTAAGGCGCGAAAGTGTGGTAGGGCCAACGGCAAACCTAAGCCTGGGCAACCCTAAGGCACCGCCACCGTTCGGGCGCGAAGAGTGAAGAGTGAAAGGAGGAATAGGTTATGACAAAGGTAGACCAGGTAGCACAGACGTGTAAGGGGTACGGCACATGTATACGGCGGACCGCAGGAGAAAGTACACCGCTATCCTGTACGGGATGCCCACACAGAGACAGAAGTGAGTTGGACGAACGGCTTACCCCATACCACAAAAGTGGGGAACGTGTGGAAGTGGTATGGGCGTGGGGATGTGAAGTGTGGGAAGGGTACGGACTGAGGTGCGATGGTGAGAGGGGTAGGTTTTACGTTGGGTGTAGTACCGGTTGGCGTCCCACTTACGTAGTGCTGCACAGGACGGACAGCACAGGTGGTGGGTCTATGGGCGGCAAGGAAATAGTGAGTGTGAGGGGATTGGGCAAGTATCGGCCCGTGTAAGGAGGAAGAGTGATGCAGGCGGATGAATACATATATATTGATGAGGCTGAGGTTTGGGTATGCGGTAACTGTGGTGCATACGCGGGTAAAAAGGAAGAAGTAGCGCACTACGACACGTGCAAACCGGGGGAAGGTAAGAAGTGGGAAATATACAGTAAGGCAAACGAAGAGGAGGTGGACGTATGAATATGGACAGGATAGGGCGGCAGGAGAGCCTGCTTAAGGACGCGCTACAGTACACGCACCCGGACAGCGGGGCAAGCGTGGACAAGGGGTACGGCGTACTGGTTGGTATGGCGGTGACGTTCATGGCAGTGCATAAAGAGGACCTGTTTCACGCAGCGGCAAGGGTAGGGCGGCTACTGCCCAATGGGTGGAGGAAAGAGTGTTGGCCGAGGCATTGGCAAGGGTTGCCAGGGCCGAACCCACAGGCGGAGGCAAGTGACATAGGGTAACGGGTAACAGGTAACGGAGGTGGGCGCATGGCAGTACACGCGGCAAAGGGCGAACATGGTGCAACATAACCTTAACGGAACAAGGAGGTGGGCACATGGCAGACAAAGCAAACGTGGTACAGGTAAAGGCGACGTATGACAAGGACAGCAAACGTTACCACAGGTACACCATTGACGAAGGCCAGGGTGTGGTGGGCAACCTGTACATACCAAAAGAGGACGGGCCTGAACTGGTGGGCCTGGTGGTTGAGGTGCAGGTGCAGAACCAGGCATAACACACCACACCGTGCACTACCCACGGCACTTCACGCAGAGCGGGTAGGGGATTTGACATAGGGGCGTCGTGGGTAGTAAACTAAGGGTAGAGGCAAACGAGTGGCAAGAACGAGGTTGGTTAACCTTAACGGAACAAGGAGGTACGACAGATGGAAAAAGGTAGCGTACGTGTGACAATAACAGGTAAGGGTAAGGTCGGCGAGTGCACCGGTGACGGGTGGGGTGCAAAGGGTGCGGGCAAGGGCTTAGTGGCCGCATTAGGCACCTTCAGCGCAGAGGCGGTGTATGAGGGGTTGATAGTACCGCCCCTGACCACCAAAGAGGCCATATTTACTTTGGTGGCAACAAAGAACGCGGAGCGGCTATTTCCGCGCGCAAGCAGGGAGCTGAACCTGCTCGGCATCACGTTCATCGGTGCTGAGGCCGTGGGTAAAGGTGAGGAAGCACAGGAGGAGTACACCTTTGCCTATGAGGGTATCGTGGAAGACGTGGTTAACGTGGCGCGGCTGTTGAGTGCCGTAATGGTGCGCGGCGACCGGAAGTTGGGCCACACCGAACACCCGCTGACCTGGTTCGACCTAAAGCAAGCGGCAGGGTTGATACATTTGGCAAAGGAAGGCGATGCCGTAGCGGCAGAGGTTATTGGCTGGGGCAACGACATACTGGGTACCATAAAGGACGCGGCCAAGGCAGACGCCAAGGCCAAACGGGAAGCCATGATGGCGGCAAAGAAGGTGGAAACGAAAGCTAAGGCAGAGGCCAAGGCTAAAGCGGAAGGTGCGGCCAAGGCTAAGGCAGAGGCCAAAGCGGAGCTGGCACCCAATGCGGCAGAGGTTGACGAGGTCCCTGAGGACGAAGATAGAGGCACGAGTGAGTAGTGGTAAACCTTGACGTGGACTGCACACCCTTCAACGCCCGGCTAACGGAGTTGGGGTGTGCAGATAACCAAAGGCGGGCCAAGCGCGCAGCGCGTTTGTTGGCAGGAGGTTTGCCGCTTGGCCTAATTGACCACGCCGACATGGACCGGCTACTGGTATGTGGTAGGTGTGAACGCAGCACAGTGCGCATAAACGAAAAGGTGTTGCTGACTGCGGTAAGAGCTGACCTACAAAGCATAATGGACCGTGTTGAGGGTATGGACTGGTGGCGCGGGGAACCAGAAATAGCTGAGGTGAGGCGCAAGGCAAGAAAGGTGCGCTACAGGAAAGCCGCGAAGGAATGGGAAGAGCAGTGGTACGCCAAGCAAGAAAGGATGGATAAAGTGGTAGCCCAGGCTACGTTGGCAGAACTGACCACAGATGAAGGTGCAATGGTGCACTAACGGGTTGGGCCAGGGGTACACTCGTACGTACCCTGGCCCGAACCCACTACACCCAACACCCCCCTCCTACCTAATTTTTCGGCAGCCTAAATTCCACCGTTTCGTACGTACTGACGCGTGTGGCGTGTGCCAGCGCATCACCAACCAGTGCTACCTTTACACCCTCCTTAACCAGGAAGTCAGACAGAGCCTCCTTATCGAGCCGCGAGCTACTACCCTGTTTATACCGGATAGTGCCAAACGTGTCCGAACCCGCTACCTTGGCATCGGCGAAGGCAAACGCAGGCATAAGCATTTCGTTTGCCTCCTTCTTAAGCGCCTTGGCCTGGTCTTCCAGGGCGCGACACTGGGCGCGCAACATCAGGCCCGCAGTTAACGCTTCCGTAACCCACTCTGGCTGTCCTTCCAACACCGCCTTGGTTTTGTCATTCCACTCCCACGCTTTTGGTTTTGCTGTTGTCATATGCCGTTACCTTCCTTTCGCGCCTGCAACTGCTCTATCACCTTGCGCAGGTATTTAACCTTGCACACGTTACAGTAACGCCGCCTGCGCGGTTCTTCCGGCAGATTAGGTCCTGTTAGTATAGGTGTGGAAAACAGAATTTCCATCTCCAACTTCCTATCACCGTTGCGAAAACGGAACACGAACTCCTCGTGCTTCGGCATACTATCTGCCAACGCACCACAATCATTACACTTTGCTGCATAAGCCATTTTGTCCCCCCCTTGTGTTTGTGGGTGTACCCGGTGGCCCTGCCAACGCCACGGCAAACATTAGCCTGGCGAACGCGTGCCCCAGGTGGTCATTGCTAACGTCGTGCGACATATGGGCAAAAATATGGGTTAACGCATGCCCCAGGTGGTCTACCACACTAACCTGCCTCCACCCCTCCGGTTCGTGTGTTTGCAGGCCCAGGTGCATGATGTTGGCCAGGCGCAACACGGCATGCGCGTCTAACAGGTCACACCGATATGGCCGCTTGCTTTGTAGCTCGTCACGCAACACGTCGGGTTGAAGGCCGTCCAACTCCATGTGTTCCGCAACCTTTTCCCAACTACCGTCTAAAAAAGTACGTCTAAGTTCTTCCTCTTTCATTATTCTATCTACAGCTTCCCCTGTTCTGTATACTTCATTACGCACTACTCGTTCTGCTTCCGTGTATACCCATTCGCCGTTAAGACATAGTTTTTGTGCAATCCTTTTATCCCTCTCTAATTCCTTCACACGGGCTTCTTTATCTTCGTCGTTCAGCATACTACATACCCCCTAACCCAAATGCCGCACAATCATTTCGTCATGCTTCGGCCCCGTACCAACGTACTGTACCGCACACCCTGCCGTTGCTTCCAGTTCAGCTATAAATGCAAACGTCCTTGCTGACAGGTCTTCCTCCTTGGTTGCCCCGTAGTTTGACCAGTCTATGTAGTTGGCAAACTGTAGGCACAAACACGTTGGGGCGCACACGCGTACAAAATGCTCGAATCGCGCCCAGGAAAAGCTAAACACGCGCCGCAACAGTTTTGTCGTTGTGGTTATTTCTGCTAACTGCTCTACCTTACCAGGATAACCACACGCCGTAGCTACGTCCTGCCACGTCAGCTCTTCGCTACCTGTGTAAGGCCCGCTGGTGCCGGTGCGGTTGTTGACACGTATGGGATAAGGGCGCAACACACCATAAACATTGCGTAGGTAGTGGGGTGGTACGCCCGCCTCGGCCAGTGCCATTGCAGGTACAATTAATTTGGACGTAACATACCTACCCGGCGCGATACCGTGCTCTAAGCAGAGGTCAAACCCTTGTGTCATTTCGCACAGAACGGTGCCACCCTGCTCTAACATACGTGCCAGAAGTGTGCTAGTATTATACTCCATATTAACCCCACTGGCCTGTAGTATTGGGTCCTGGCTGACAAACGCCATATCCGCACCGCGCATCATTTTTGCCATACGTGCACCACCAACGCCTTGCATGGTGCTTCCTATGTCGGTTAGGCTACGTTCCTCTTCCATCGCTAATGCCTGCGCCGTTATACATACGGCATGTGGGTCTATATGTACGCGCGATGGGTCAATATCTAACGCATGTAGCTCGGCCATAAAATTTTGCACGTGAATGAGCGACGAAGGCCCAAGGAAGATAGGACAATCCGTCACCACGCAAGCGATGGGCAGGTGGTAGGACACCTTTTTTGTGCCGTCGGGCAGTACCATCGTATGCCCCGCGTTAGGGCTTGCGGCCATGACCAACGCGTCGGGCGGCGTACGTGCTGTTGCCAAATAGGCACTTAGTTTGCCCTTAGACTCTGAGCCCGCTTGGCCCCCAATTATCACGTTATACCCTGGTTTTAGTCCGCTCATATGCTTTTCTCCTTATCTGATATTAGGTTTTGGGTTTAAAGAGGTATATCATCAGTCTCTTTGACGTCCACATCTATACGGATGATGTTACCCATCCTATACGCTTTTATTGTACCCTCTTCCACTTCCACGTCGGCGCGTTTAATACCAGCACGAACCTTTAAGTACAACTCTTGTATTATATCCAGAATATTAACCATAACTTCCTCCTTGTTAAAGTTGTTGGCTCAGGGTATGGTCGATCTCATGTAGATTGGTTAAACCACATGAAACCTGCTACCCAAGTCGTGGTACTGGCAGATAGCGGTTTAATGAGTAAGTAGAGTAGCACACTCCTGGGAGTCTCCCACCCGCTATATTAAAGCCCTCACCCGGAATCTATTTAGGGCTTCCTCACTTCCCCTTAAAGAGAAAGAAATTCTCACTGCCGCTACTGCCAGCATAAAGTTAATCTATACCACATAAAACATCTAATACTAACATAATCACTCCTCTTTAGTTTAGTGCTAACAGCGGAGGGAACTAAACTGCAAACGGATCTTGCTTCCTTATTTCCTCTGCAAACCTCTCAATATTCCCGCCCACTGGGTCAGCCTGATGGGTGCGTATAGTGTACTCAGCAATGCGCTGAATAAACTCGCCTAAGTTTTCTTTCCGTATGTTGTCATCATCAGACCAGTAATCCGCAAAAGCGTTTACTACGGACTCCGGTAAAACATTCGTCAATTTGAAACTCAATATATCTTTCATAATAAACACCTAACGTAAAGTTAAGCTGGCAGAGCGGGTAGCAACTGTTCCCATGCAATAGCAATCCATAATAACCAGTCTTCCCAGGTGTCCTTATCCGCCAGATAAGTCTCACACCCTCTCACTGCCCCGCTACTGCCAGCATAAAAGGTTAAAATAACCGGCGGAATGCAATTTTTACGCAATACACAACCGGCGTTCCACTCGGACCTTATGACCCTGCATCCTGGGCGTAGACCTCTTGTGGTCTCAAAGAAGCTGGTTAGGCTTCACCTTTAGGATCGCCCTTTGTATCAGGCCCCAAACCAAGAGTTATTTACTGGTCAAAAAACTCTTGTAATTGCTAATGTTAAGCTGACCTGCAGCGGCTGGTGAGCCTATCTCCACCCCTCAAGATAGTAAAGGACTTCCCGATCAAAAGTCGCCCGTTTCAGCCCAGCTCACCAGTTCCGCCACGTCAGCACCCCCATTTTACCCCGAACCCCGTCCTTCTGTCAAACCCTCTTCTTCCTTGTACTTCCTTACTTCCTGTACTTACCAGAACCGATAAACACTGTGCCAGGCCCTTTGTCCCAATCCATTCGCCCTTCATGCCCTGGGCAGTAGTTAGCGGGAAATGCTTGTTTATAGAATTCACTGTAGTAGGCATCAGCCAAATGCGCCCCGTGAGTGCAACCACAGTTAGTACGCACCTCCCTGTTAATTGCCAGATGTGGTTCGTACACGTTACTGCTCATACCCTATCCTCCTTCCGGACCAGTTCGTTCGCCTTTGTGTGCGCCGTAGCGTGTGGGTGTGTGTGTACGTGTGTCTGGTGAGGGCAATAGCCGTAAGCCCCCAGTGCAAAGTTGCAGTTATGACACAGCACCCTAAAGTCATCCGGGCAATTGTTCTTTACTAACCACCTATATATTGCGTTTCCACCTCGCGTTTTTAACTCGCGTCTATGTTCATTTCCTCCCCCGTTAACATGATCCATACATAGGAACTCCAACTTGTCTTCACCACAGCATGCACATACACCGCCATAGTGATCTATAACCCGCTTGCGGTACGCCGCAGTTCTCCTTCGTCTACCCACTTTCTGTGATTCGTGCGCCACCGGGTCCGCCTTAGTTTTTGCCCATTTCCTTTGTGACGCCGTACCCGGCTTCTTTAGATTAAGTTTGTGCACCGGGTTAGCACTGCCATGCGGGAAACCGCGTAAATGTGAACGCGGGTTGTGCCCTGTACAGTACCTACTATTCTTGCCTTTAGGATTACCGCCGCAGCCACACGCACACGCGGAAAGTGAACTACCCATTAGTCCCATTGCTTTTCTCCTTTCGTATTAGTCGTTCCCTGTATTATACCACAAACAGCTAATACGAAACAAGTACACTTACACATACTACACACGTCATCCGTCGCTCGCGTTCGTCTTTTGTTTTTTGCCCGATGTACATTCGTTGTCAACGGTCGTCTCTTGCGTCCGCGCCCTTGTGTCCTTGTGCGTTGAGCGCTTGTGCGTGTCCTTGTGCGTTCGTGCGTGGGGATTTTGGTCTTCGGGCGCATAGGTCGGCTGATCTGACACAGCATTAACGAACAGTGCATATTGCCCACTTGCGCGTCGCCTAACCTCTGCCACACGCCCTTCACACACCCCAATACGTTCCGCTTCCAACGTCAACCAGCGATGGTAGGGTATATACCCATACTGCGTATGCATCCACCCAACACCAACACCTTTGGTTAAGTCCGGACCCCAATCCGTGTGCTGTATTAGCTCGTCCTCACCGGTCTGTCTGCCTGCTTGTGGCATCACTCAACCCCCCTTCCCCTGGAATGGATATGGATGCAAGTTTAATTTCAGTTGGGGTCAATATTATTCCTTTCCCCAAACAGACTCTACAAGTGTAGGGTCCCACGTCTGCCGAATCCCAAACTTCCTGGTCCCCTGCGATACCAGGTGGCTTACTCACCAAACCAGTACCGTCGCATACTGGACATTTTTGGTACATCATTTACCCCCCTATTATTAGTTACCCCTCTACCCTTTACCCCACGTTAAACAACCAAGTTGGCACTAACAATGTCACCAGTGCGGCCAAATATACCCACCGTAAAATTTGATCACTCACCTTGTGTACCACCCCCTTCGCGCCTCTCATACCCGCGTAGTAGTTTACCTATATCTGTGCTTCGCCCACACCCAGGGCAGTGTGTCTTTTTGCTTAGTACCAGGCAGTTAAACTCTGTGCCACATATGCACCTAACCCTGACCTTCGTTCCACCTTCTGTTATCCATTTGTACTCTATACTCTGCTGTACCCCTCCGTCACCACCGCCACGGTGTGAAAGCCCACGCCACACTTTACTTTTTATGTGCTCACCCATCTACCAAACCCCTTCGCCCCTCAAGCAATACCACATCGTCTGTTTTGCCATCGAATACCTTCACAAATTCTTCGTACATTCTATCCTTGACGAATGTAAGCGTATGAGTATAATCTTTCATCTCCTCTTTATCCCCAGCCATCAATGCAAGGTGTTTGTTGCGTGCTATCTCAATCACACCATACATGTACTTAGCATCTTTAATGGGGGAACCCTTACGTAGGAAGCAACCAACAACATACCTACGCATTTGAGTTGCTTGGGCCTCCTCTCTCCAAGATGAATAATGCAGGTTTTCAGTAAATTCTTTCTTATTCATACCTTCCTCCTTTCCCTCTTTCTATACTACCCTATTATCCTATCCACTTATGTAGGCTACCCCACCTTTTGCCTACTTTCGGGTCTACCGGTAGTGGCACACTTATCTGTACCGCGCTTTCCATCACTGCCACTTGTATCGGCACCACCACACTTAACATGTCGTCTCTAACTTCAATCACCAAATCGTCATGCACCTGTATCAGTGGCCTATACGCCTTCCATCCTTCCTCTCTGCACCACCCCCTATACACTGGCACCAACTGGCCCATCGCTTCCTTTATTACCCCTTGCGCGCCCATCTGTATAGGTGCGTTACCTGCTTGCCTTTCCGCTTCTGCCCTAACCCATCTGTCAGTGGAACGTATGTTCGGTATGAGCCGCATACGGCCCCACATGTCGCGCACATACCCATAACGCCTTGCATATATACATGTGTTCTTCATATAGGCCGCAACACCTTTGTACACGTCAAACCACGCGCGTATTAGGTCAGCACACGCACCTACAGGCCAATCCTCTTCCTTTGCCCCACCGCTTATCATTTCCCTCTGCAGTCCCCTATCAGACAAACCATTTAAGATACCAAATCCCACTCGCTTCGATGGATACCTGTGTTTCATTTCATCTACATCTTGCTCCTTTATACCGAACATACGTGCCGCCGTTTGTGTGTGTATGTCCAGGTCGTTATGGAAGATGCGCAACATTTCCGGGTCTTGGCTATCGTGTGCAGTAACCCTTAATTCAACCTGTGAGTAGTCATTGCTAAGGTACGTGTACCCCTCGTCCGCAACAAACCCGTTCCTTATTTCACGTCCTTCTGCCGTCCGCACCGGCTGAGCCATTAGGTTCGGTGAACTGCTCGCTAAACGCCCGGTAATTACCCGTGTCATCCGTAGTGTGGTATGCACTCGCCCATCAGCACTTTGTTCCGCCTTGCCCGGCAACACGTTTATATAGCTGGACTGCAGTTTATCATACCCGCGCCAGTCACGCACCATCTGCACCACGGGTGATGCATCTACCAAGCGTGCCAGTACTTTCTCACTCGTGCTATTACCACCCTTACCCGTCTTTACCCCTGCCTTAAGTTTTAACCGCTTAAAGAGTAGGTCCGACATCTGTGGGTAGGAACCTGGGTTAACCGCTGCTCCACCCGCGTACTTGTTACTTATTACCCCCGCTATGTCATCCTTACGCCGTGTAAACGTGTCGTTCAACTTCACAAAGTGTTGTTTGTCTATACCCATGCCGCTCGCCATCATGTCGCATATCATCGGTGCGGCACGCATATCTCGTTCCAACGTAGGTGTTAAGCCCCAGCTTTCTATACGTGGGGCAAGTACCGCATGTAACCGTAGCGTTGCGTCCGCATCACGTGCCGCATACCATGTCGCTACAGCGCTGGGTACGTCACCCAGGTCTGCTACTGGCATTGGGCCTAACACTGCCTGTACTGCCTCCGCACCCCCGTCCTTCACCGCCTTGTCCCATCGGGGTCTTGGGTCGGCCTTGCCCGCCTCGACGTCCCTCAGTATTGCGTGTACCCTACGGCTGACGTTTTGGGGCTGACGCACGTGTGGTGCCCGCTCCCCATCCTTCATTTTCCACTCCAGAATGGGTTCGGGGTCAGGCCATGTTGCCTCGGCAACACGTTTTAGGTAGGCCAGTGCCTTTGCCCAGGACGCTTGGCCGATAACCTCGTCGTAGTCCTGCATGATCATACAAAGGTGGCGTGCGGCTAAGGCCTTCAAACCTTGTGACTCTGTCTGCAGCAGGTAGGCCATGCTCATAGTGTCAGTAAAGATGGTAGGATGTATGTCCACCTGGGCGAGCACAGGCAGATCGAATAACACACTATGAAAGATGGTTGTGGTGGCAGGGTTAGCCAGGTGTTTAGCCAATACGGCCAGGGCCTGAGTAGCGTGCTTTGGTATTACATAGGCACGGCCCGGTGTGAGGGCGAACGACAGACACCAAAACCGGTCCTTGTATGGGCCCGTGGTTTCGGTATCAACCGCTATGTGATGCGGCATACCAATAAATTGTTCTTCATGCAGGTGGGTTACCAGCTCGTACCTTTCCTTACCTGCCCAAGGGTCCACCCTGGGTTGAGGCTTAAGTTTGCTGTGCACCACATCGGCCAACACCTTAAAGTCCTGCTGAACCATAGCCATGACGGTCGGTTCATGTTTACCTGCGGCTGGGTGGTACACAGGTACGACAATAGTAGGTATTCCTTCCTCACCCAGAGGTATTTCGACCGGTATGCCGTGTACCACCTCCATATTGACGTCGCCCAGGAAGTAGCGGGCAGCAATGCGGCCGACGGCAGCTACCACACGTGGTTGGATAGTACTGAGTTCTTCGCGTAGCCACAGGGTGCAACGCTTAATTTCACCGGGCTTTGGGTCCTCGTTACCCGGCGGGTGACACTTTACTATGTTGGTAATGAAACAGGTGTGACGTGGCATACCGTTGCGGATTAACAGGTGGGTTATTTCACGTCCGGTCTGGGCGTACTCATAGAAAGGCGTACCGTGCTTGTCTTCTTCCTCGCCAGGTGATTCACCAACTAACATGGTGCGGGCGTTGGTAGGGCCGATGCCCCAGACGTTCTGCTTGGCGTTCTGCCATAAGGGGCAGCGCCTACAGTGAGTGGTGAGCTGTAATTGGTCAGTCATCATCCACCAACTTTTTAAATATCATCTCCAACCTATTCAATCAGTCGTCCATACCAGTGTACTCATGCTTGTTAGTCAACCACTGTAGGAAGTCCAGACGTTCCTTATCATTCAGCAGGATATATCCTCCATAGTTGAGAATGGGTTCGGCCTTCCCCTCGTTTATGTTAGCTCTATATCGCATCACATCTGGCCCTTGCTACCTAAGCCCCGCTGAGTGTCGTAGCAAGACGTACTCTGGGCTTGTGTCGGCCAAGCAGAGGAGAAGGCCGAGGGCTATTTACTGTCGTCGGGTAGTACAAACTCTGCTACTTGCTTCGCCTGATGCTTAAGTGATTTAAATATTGCCTCTGCGTCCGGCCCTCGCGCTTCGATGAAGAAGTTGTGGCACGTCATACCACAATACATGCGCTTCTCACCGTCCCTTATGTAGTGGTTAATGGCAACTATGTACCACTTATCGAGCGGCGGCTCCTCCCAGGGCATACGCCATTGTACACTGGGCGGCGTCTCGCGCGGAACCCATGTGGCGTCACTGTAGCTGGGCACTACTGTGGCCCCTGCCGCGTGGGCAACGTTTAGCTCGTCTCGCGTACCGTCGCTATCCTCCCAACCCGGCAGTAACTTAAAAGTACCACACATGCGGGCCAGTTCCAAGTGCCCTGCCATAAGTATGTCCTCGTTTACATCCATGTCAACCATAGGGCCACCGTTTAGGTGTGGGCATATTACCACATAACCACTACGCCACCCGTCCGCCGCCACTACTTTTGCTGCATGCACGTTGGCATCAAATTCCTCTTTTGACCGTGCCCGCATAGGCCCACCCACATACATTAAGCGTTTGCTACCTGCTGTTAGTTTATCCATCCGTTGTTACCCCTTTACCCTTTGTCTGACAAGTGTTTAACCACGTTCTCCGCTATTACTTTGCCCACACCAGGTACATCCTTCAATTTCTTTTTCGCGTCGCGCGCTAACATTGCTACCAACATAGCCCTGGCGCTACCAAAGTGTTTCGCTATCGCCTCTGCCTTATCCCATCCCACGTCCTTAAACTCTTTAGCCAACCTTACTGCCAACGTAGGTTTACTCAGGTACGCGTGCGGGGGAGACGGTGTATGTGCGGCCATGTGTGATCTGTGCTTATCCCACGGCTTCTGCCACCAGTGATATGTATCGCTCAACCAACGCGCGCTATGGTCCGGCCCATCCGTGCGCCAGATGTAGACGCCGCAGGCCACGGCCAATGTGTTGAGGAAATTACCTACTTCCTTCGCCATGAAGCGGCGTTGCCCTAAGGTAGCTGGTTGCCATTTCCCTTTGCCCACCCACCTCTCCAATATGCCGTCCCTCTGACGGGGCCTCCACAACCCCTCCACCAACAAATATACTACATCATACTCTGCAAGCAAGCCAATAAGTTGATGGCCGCTGAGCCTGCCCGTCGTCATGGAGGATAGTAAGTCCATGACGGTCTTACGTTCGATGCCTATGGTAGATATGGTGTCGTTGGGGCCGAAGCCAATGAAGTGAAAGTCAGCATAAGGAAGACGGGTGATCTGGCGTGGAGTGGACTTGGGTATGAGTGGAGCAAGCTCCGCAGAGCCTTTGCGGTCATCCACGTATATCATTCGTCCTCCTTTATTAGTCCCGCTACCACATCAGATATAACATTTATTAAAGCAGGCTCGGAGATAAACACGCTTTTAATACTGCCTTTATTTGTCTGCTGTATAGGGTGAGCGCGGCTCCATTCCATAGTGGCCTTTATCCATTCCTTGCTGCCTTCATATACTAACACGCGTACAACTTTCATATGCTACCCCCTCATTGAATTGGTTTAGCCGTCAACAAACTTTTTTAGTATATCCCCATGACAAGGCTTTGGCGAGCACCAACAACCGAGAATTTTATCTTTCAACTCTACTTTAGCTTCTGAGAGTATTGGTCGTCTTTGACTATTAGGGGCTGATCTTATACCTAATAACCATTCTTCATATTTTTCTATGACTTCTTTTCTATCCCCGTGAGTATTTACAAGGAATGGATTTCCCCACTTGGACGGCCTGCCAATGTACACGTCATAAGGCCCCTTCTTACAATGTACTACTGTGGTAGCCATGCGTTGTCCTCCTTATTCTGCCCCCCAATCTGCTGGGCTTGTACCTTCTATTACCATGCTCGCCAAGAAAGGAAAGGTGCACATAGGTTCTCCCATATCTTCCCCAGCAAGCAAGGGGTTATGCCTGCAGTCGCGCACGTGTAGGTGGAACGCACCCGGTAGGATTTTCCCATTCTCATCCGTGATCGCCTCTTCCCTCCACATCTGGCAGTTGACTTGCGCCAAATACCCTGTATCGCCAAACCCGGCCCGTTCATACTCCCCATTAAACTTGTCATTGACGTACACCTTACGCATCTTGTGCAGCATCACCAGATTCTTGTTGCTTTTGTATGCGGCACGTATGAGCGCGCGAAATTCGGCGTTAACCGGTGCATACTGGAATGGCATAGCAGGTTTAGTGCCGAACCGCGCCATACGGATTAATTCCCACAGTTCGCTGGAAGTGTCGAACACTATGCTGCATATGTCTTTGCGCGCCAGCATGGTATGGTAAGAACCGATGAAGGACTTTTTATACTGCGCCGGTGTCACACTGCCACCCTTAACACACCCATCCCATAGCTCTTCTGCCATGTCTTGACTTTTTGGCACCGTCATGTCCTTACGTATGATACGCTTACCTTCGGTTATAAATTTCTGCACTACACCTTCGTCGCCCATATCAATGGAAAAGTAAGCTAATGGGTCAGGTGCAGTGAGGCCAAAGTGTGTCTTGCCTTCCTTCTCCATACCGCAGGCCGATACGATTAAGCGCTGTGCCAGTTCAGCAGATGCCCACTCAAATCCGGCATCGGTTAATTCCTTGTCTAACTTTTTGTCTACCATCCGCTGCTACCTCCTTAGCGTACCGTTACGGGTTTCATTTCTTCCGCGTACTCCGTTATCATCCGCCAGTTCTCATATAACTCCCTTTCCGTGTAGGCTATGCGAGCTACCCTGTACAGAGGCCCGCTACCTTTGTAATTGCCCATGATGTGACATATGCGCATTACCACCGTGTCCAACCCTAACATGTGACAGTAGGACTTACACTGCGTCATCCAATACCAGTTGGTACTTGGGCTGTTCTTACTAGACTTCCACGTAAACTTGTACTCTTCCAACACCACCTTGCCCGGTATAGGTGGCACGACCAAGGTAGGTTTGCCGTCAACCGTCTTTACTACCCCTGTGTCAGGACCCTTGCCGTCCGGGCTACCGATAATGTCGTCCTTCTCCACCTCACCTATGCGTACCGCATGTCGGTTTGCGTGTACCATACCGAGCATTTCCTCCCACCAAAAACCAACCTCCATCGTCAGGTCCCTATCCTCAAATCCGTTACCCTTGTAATGTCGGTCGAGGCGGTGCTCTATGGCGTGTATGACGTCGGTTAAATGTAGTTTGCCCTTGGTGCCACCAGACGGGGTACGTGGGACACCACTGCCGCGCGGGATAAAAGGTTCGTCTATCATCACACATTCCAATACTCTCCCTCCTTCTCCTGTTCCTCCAGTTCGTCCAAGATAACCTGCTCACCTGCCTGCTCAAACAACGCCTTTATGTCGTCCACCTCCCAAATTATCCGCCCTCGCAGGTTGTTTAACCTTTCATAAAAGGCGTCACGCAGCCTCTGTCTGTAGTCGGAAATACGCATTAGAACACCTCCGGTATACGCTTGTGCATCTCCTGACTTAGTGGTATCATTACTTCACGCATCTGCGGGTGAGCGGCCTTACCGCAACGCAAGCTAAATATGTGCTGCCACTCACGGAAGTTGGCGGTTACCACTATTTCTGTTTTGAGGCTGTTTGGTAATACCGAGCGTGCTTGTTGAGGAGTCCATCCATCTGTTAGAAGAGAGATGTAGCGCAACTCCTGGTCCCTTAAAGAGTTGAACCACATACCATCTGCATTCATATATGAACTCTTTAAGGCGTTGGCATAGTCGTTATACTCCCCGGGTTCTATTGCCACCCATGATGGTATGACGAACGTTACCCCGCCGCCGTAGTTACAGTACCTGGTACTCTCCTGGCTGAATGCACACAGCCTATGCCTTACCAGCTCGTGGCTTACCCCTCTGTCAATAACAAACCTTACTGTGAGTGCTGAATGTTCCAGCACACTATGGTGCCCCCGCCTGTCGATCATGGCCACGAATGCACTCGCACTATCCTTGGTTATCTTATCCTCAGACTTGTAGCAGGTGCGACCAGCGTCCTCTATTAAAGCCAGGGGTCCTGCCTTTGATTGCCCTTCACCTTCACCATACACCGCCATGATCTCAGTGCTGGGCTTGACTAATATCATATACCTTACCCCCTTCTCCCATTTCCGTTTCAGCCACCTTTACGAATGATGTTTTGCACATGGGACACCATTTTGCGCTTACCGCTACCAACAGTGTACCACATGCTTCACACGGCCTCATACTGCCCATGGGTATGTTTTTCTCCCACGCTACACACCCCTCGCAATAGGGCCACCATGGGCCAGGCAACAGGTTCGATCTGTAATGGCAGACCTCAACGCTAAACCAGCGCCCATAGTGTTTATCTGTCAGCCTCTTGTCATCAAAACCGTCAAGCCAACGCCTGCAAAATGTAAAGCCGCGCATTAACCCCCCTGTACGCCGCTTAGAGTGCCAACAGACATAGCGCTTTGGTTGTTATCCGCACTATGGGATGCTGATTGCCTATACAACCAACGGCCTCACTGGTCACATCCCTTCTCATCGTCTGCCGACACACAAGCACGCCTGTTTAACCTTAGCCCATCTTTATTACTGTTCCGTCGTACACCCATGGCCCCGCTGACAGGAAATCTTCCTCGTACACCCGCTTGGCGATCGCGTTGCGGTTGGGGTTGCCGGTCAATTTCTGAAATGCCACCGTCGGTATGGTCTTACGTGGAATACCGTCATCACCTGCATCGGCTAGCGCTTCCATCATGAACGTGGTTGCCTCTTCATCAATGGGTTGGGCCTCACCCTCTGCCGGAGGTGCCGCTTTGGTTGGTGCCGCCGCTTTAGCTGTACCCACCCCCGCTGTTTTTGGTGCGCCCGTAGGTTTTGCCTTCTCCCACGGCATATTGTGTATGTCGCTCACGACCAGGATGGTGTCTTCATACTCCGTTCCGTCTGCCGCCGTCCGTTTGGCTTTTGCCAGCCCAGGACGTTTTGGTGCGGCAACGCGGGACATGTGAGCACGCAACCCTTGTAGCTCGCTGATGTCATTCCCCAACTTGTCCTCCGGGAACTTGCAGTCCACCAGGGACTTAAGTAGCACGAACACATTACTACTGGTGCGGATGGCTGTGGCACTACCCACGGCAACCAACTGCTTGCCGTCGTTGCTCGGTGCCCAATCTTGCGCCCTACCGCAGGACCAGTACTGCGTATGCTCTTCTTTTGTATCGGGCTCCTCCATTGCCACCTTGAGTGCGGGCACTGGTGCGGGAATTTTGCCATTGTAGTCCCACATCTCAAATGCACATTCCTTCCAGTCTACCGTTACATCATCCAATAGGCCACCCGCTACTGCTTCGGACGGCTTCAAACTTACGCCTTTGTCCATGTTTAGTCTCCTTTTTCTTCTTTGTTTGTGTTACCAGAACCTGCACGTGCCACACAATGCGAACACGTTATACCAACTACATCCTTCGGGTGCTTGTGCTCGCGCTTACCGCCTACTCTTGATACAAACGAACGCTCCGTGCGCCCGCATTCACATAGCACCGCCATCAGCTCTCACCTCCCTTCATTACTCATTCCGTTAATCCGTTCGCTGGGTACTTTACCCAGTCTCGCTTGCTAACCTCGCTCCATGTCACTTCCAGCGTGTCTGCCATATTTATACCACTTCTATGGCAATAATCCAACAAGTAGATAAGTATGTCGCCTACTGCATCTTCCTTAGCGTCAAATATTTCCTCCTTTGACATTCGTATACCTTGTTCGCCTTTTAGATGTGCGTGGCATAGCTCCCCTACTTCCTCCATTATACCAAGTAAAGGATGCATCGGCGTATTGTTAGGAAAATTATTCCTGGACCATAGACCAACTTCTCTTTGTGTCCACAATAAATCTATCACACGTCATTCCTCCTCATCCTGTTAACCTATTATACACTGTCCGACGCACCCAGGCCAAGCCCGTTCTTCGCTCGGTGTGTACTACCCGCTACCCGGTACCCATTTCCCCTCTATCAACCCAGGCGGTACTGGCACCGTGGCCCTACACTGGAATGCACCGGTAAACCAACGTGGCGCAAATTTCGCGTGCCGCTTCATAAACCAGCCAATGTTGTCGTCAATTATTATGTTCTCGCACCAATCATCTTTGGCACGAGTCGCCCTACCTGCAGCTTGAACCAGTTGTTGCATAGCTACATACGCCCCATAATCTGCATCTTCCTTCGTGCGCGCCTTTACTATTCTGTTTCTTGTGTCTGGGTATGCTATCTTTCCGATAATTTGGAAACGGCATGTATCGTACGGAAAGTCCCAGCCTGTGGACATACTGGGGCTAACCAGAACCGCCGGAGGCCGCATCTGCTTAAACCTTTGTACCGTTTCCTCCGCGTTGCGTCTCGCGTGCGTCACCATTAGGTCCGCATATTTGCTGTTTGCCAATACCTCGTCGCGCCTCTTATAGGATACTGTATGTATTATACCGTTTCTATCTCGCCGCGCCTTCACTATTTGGTCTATCTGATTCAGCCACTTTCTAATACCCATTTTATCTGTGCGAAAGTTCATACGCACGGTAGGTACGTGAGTCAGCATCCGGTTTTCTATAGGAAAAGAATGAGGAAACTCTGTCATATCGTTGTGCTCCGCTACCACGCCCAACATGTCGGCTGACTTCTGACATACAGTGGCCGAAGTTAGCACTATGCGGTTCACCTGCCTAAACAGGGCCTTCTCACAATAGGGTGCAGGCCATACAGGGGAAAAGGAAACATGATAGGCGTCATTATCCATCACCCACGTGTTGTCTACGTCTGTTGATATTTTCCTTAGCTTGGTCTGCAAGGACTTTATCTTGGACAACTTGCGCCGCAAATTCCTGCTTCCGGCCCCGCCTGCAACGCGCCTTTTTAATTCCTCGCTCGCGCGTGTCACATGTTGGTAGTTTGCCTTTGCCCACGCCTTCCACTCTATCACGGACAGGTGTATCAGGTCACCTTTGGGTATTATCTCACGTAGTATTTCGTCCTTCCTGTCTAACACTATGGTTAGGAAGGACGATACTGTGTCCGGCGTAGAGTGGGCCTCGTCACACACCATCAGGTCGAACATACCAAGTCCTTCACCATACTCATTAGCCGTCATCCAATAGGCATAGTTAGTACTGACCACGCGAGCCAAACGTGCCGCTCGCAGCGCGTCATAGTAGTCACAGCCACCTTCATCCTTCAACTGGCACTTCACACCTGCTATGCACGGGCCATGATCACATGTCGTGCCATCCTTCTCCATCCGGCACACATAGGCGTTGCGACCGCGTATGTCGACCATACCCATACAGGAAAAGTCCCTTAGTAGCTGTGATTGTAGTCCCTTGGTACTGGTTAATATTATGGTGCGCCCACCGAGTAACACGGCGGCGGATACATAGGCGAGAGACTTGCCGAAGCCTGTCGGGGCTACCTGGGTTATAAACCGGCTCTGGCTGTCTACTATCTGCAGTATTGCGGAAGGCTGATTGTCTCGCCACTCTGTGTACGGTAGGCCGAATGCATCAGGTGGCGGCAGCGCGTGGTCTGTCATATATATGTGGTTACCCCTTTCTCACGTACTTGTTTATTCAGGCTGTCGAAAACATATGCACTACTGCACCCCTCGGCCTGAATACGTATATCATCCTTAGTCATAGCTACGAATAAATGCTTGACGTTGTGAGTATAGTAATGGTTCATACCTACGATATTCCAATCATCTAATGGAGCCTCGTCCCATGGAAACCTAACATCCGGTGGCATATATTTCCTCCTCTTGATGTTGCCCTATGCTCTATTCTTCCTTCTTCACACGTAGGCTTGCTTTAGGTGCGTCTTTTATGATGTGACCCCAGCGGTCATCAATTTCCTTGTGATATTTGTCCTTCCAATACCCATCCGGCATGCGCCCGATACGGCCTTGCACCTGCAACAGCAACCGGCGCGCTTCACCTACTGCGCCCTGGCCCATGTGCGAGTTTATACGCTCCGATAGTTTTTCAAACACAAGCTGGAATTCATTGTTGAATTCCTCGTCTCGCATTATATCCAAGATAGCGTCCACTTCCGCCGTGACACTGGGTATAGGGGCTAATACTTCCAACCAACGCAAGTGCCTTGCCATAGCATGGCGTAACAGATCGCCCTTGGTGCGGTAGGGATAACGCTTAGACTCTATACATACGACTACTTGGTGGGAGTGTCCTGGTTGACAACGAAAGTACATCCGGTTAGTGTGTCCGCGTGTGTCCGTAGCCGGTACGCGGAACTCAATTGGGTTTAATGTTCTGTCTTCTACTACGGTTAGTCCATCTGTTGCGTTTGACCCCTCTGGCATGGCTGCTCCTTTCGTGTTATGTTGGCTGTGAATGTAAGATGGTTGCTAGTATGTTCCTTACTGACGTGCGTACCGACATATCGGCCTTTTCCTTAATTGTTAGTGCGCCAACCCTATTGCCCACAGTTAGGTAGCGCGGGCTTGGGTCATATATGCGGGCGAGTAACACGTTACGCCTTCTGTGTGCCCAGGAACGGTCGGCGTTGGAAAGGTCACCCATATCTATTATAAGGTCTAAGGAGTGCAACTCCGTTTGCGGGTACTTGAACGTACATGCCTTGTGCTCCAGCAAGCGGGTACTACTAACGCCTATGTGACTTTCGCTCAATGGCACCAACCTCCTTCCTTATCCTGGCGCGGCGGATTGGTCCTGCAGTTTCATACTCCTTCTCAAGCCGTTGTACTTTGCGACGGATTGGGTCACGCGGTGCGACCTTAACTAAATACTTGGCGCGCGAGTAGGTGCCACGACCTCTCGCTATGTCTTGTGCTTGCATTGAACTCTCCGTTCGCTGTGATGTGCGTTAGTGTCAATGTGCCACATTGCTGCGTTGCGCCACGGACACCTCAACATTATACCACGCCGGACGGCCCGCGTCAAGCGTCTTTTGTTAGGCCGCGCTGTGTTGCAGAGTTGGATTGCGGGCGGCACTGGCCACGTGGTATACTATGTGTATGAAACGGACTGCGATTACACTACGGGTAAAGAAGGAAATAGCACGCCTACATAAAGATGGGTTGAAGGCTGAGGAAGTAGTAGTCAGAACAGGCATCGCGCCCGAGCGCGTGTGCAAAATATTAAGGATTTATGAAGATAACATACGTAAAAAGTATGGGGTGAAGGCGGTACGAGATGCGGATAGTTAGGGTTGGCGAGCAATACTGTATAGACTGCAAGCACCACGGTACTGACGTAAATAAAGAACCGTGCAAAGAGTGTATGGAGATGTATGAGCAAGGAGGGCCAATACGAGTATACTGGGAGAAGGAGGACGAAGGACAAGATGGATGACCCATACCGAACGCTGAACGTCAATAATACCGTAACGCCTAACGGTATAAAGCGCGCGTATAGGGATGCTGCACGTAAGGCGCATCCTGACCAAGGGGGTAGCATCGATGCGTTCGACCAAGCGCATAAGGCATACCTACTGCTATCTGACCCTGAGGCGCGGGATGAGTACGATCGAACCGGGCAATATACACACCATGTCGTGTCTGAGGAATACCAGGTACAGCAAGGGGCTATTGGGCTGCTTGGTAGTATGTTCAATATGTACCTAAGTCAGGCAAGTGATGATATGCTATACCAAGATTGTACTGAGGTGTTACGGCAAACCCTGGACGACAGGTTAGATAAGCTGGAAGGACAGTTAGACGACAACAATGAGAAGGACAAATTGTTTAGCGACATGAAAGGGCGTCTAAGGTTCACGGGGCAAAGCATAGATGTTATGGGCGGTGTAATAAAAGGGGTATTGGATAGTATAAGCAAGGCCAGGCCGCGCTTGGAATTTGAAATAAAGTGTTGTAAGGTGGCAATAGAAATGCTGGAGGATTATAAATTTAACGCAAAGGAAGATAACGCGGGTCCTTGGGTTGACGTTGGGTACGGGTATAGTGGGAACGACAACAGCACTACAGCGAGAGGTAATTGGTAATATGCTAAGCAAACGTGAAAAAGATGACTGGAAAGGTGTTATACAGACACTACTTATAATAGGGGCTATTTTTGCCATCATATTGTTCATAAACACTAGCTTGTCTTCACTCTTCCAGCCGAGTGGCAGTGGCAAGTACCTGCAACAGCAAATTACCGACCTATCCGAGCAAGTGCACAGATTAGAGTGCAGGTACACTAACATCTGCAAGTGGGCCAAGGAGTACAAGTGGAATGAATATGAAAAGGGAATGGGAGGTGGGTGATGGTTAAGCCAGAACCAAAGCCGGAAAAGAAGTGGTGGGGTGTAGTTTATGCGTGGAAGGAGCACAGTGACGTCAACTTCACCAGTTTCAAGCGGGTAATGAAGATACTCGACCCCTACATAACACGTGTAGACGTTGAGGTATATGCCCTGCCGGATGAAGTTACTGTGATGTTGGACAACGAAATAGCTGGGGCGGGGTTCGATCTGCGCGAAAAGGAGTACTTGGGGGATGAGCCTGGACCGCAATTTGATAACGTGCGTTGTCCGGCGTGTGGTATGGGTAACGCAAAGGACAAGAAATTACCGGAAGAATGCTTCTGGTGTAAAAGGTTGGTATAGGTGTAGGTCAAACGGAGGACGGCTAATGTCAGACCAGGAATACTACATGCCTTGGGGCAAACATAGTGGCAAGAACATAGATGATGTGCCACGGCATTACCTGACGTGGATATCGGAACAGGAGTGGATAGAGGAACACCCTGAACTGGAAGAAGCCATAGAGGAACAATTAGCGATGCGAGACAGAAGCCACGTTACGTTTTAGCCGCAGGGTTTGGCTCGTACACACCGTACACTTCATACCTCTTCTGTTGCTTGAACCAGCCGTGAACCTCAGTCGGAGTCGGGTGACGCTTGTAAAATGAGAAGTACCAGGCATCCAGTATCTTAATTAAATCGGCATAGTCACTACATACCCGCCGATCCGGATGATTGAATCTCCGCCATCCTATTAATATGCCCCAAATCTGTTGCCAATCATAGAATCTATCCGCTTTTGGTAAGGCCAGTAGCCGTCTGATCTCTGTTTGAAAAGCCTTTGTTTTATCGGCGTTACCATACCAGGTCGGACAGTACCAAAGCTTGATGCGGTATTTGGCCAAGTACCGTTCAATGGGCACCTCCTCAAAGTAAGCATCCTGTGAGGCGAAATATCCGGGCCGGTGCAACCACATGAAGTGACTATATTCACCGTGCTGGTGTGCTTTTATCTGCCTTGTGAACCAGCCCATGATACCACCGCCCAGGTAATCAGACAACGCAGCCAGAGGATAATGGCGCAGTGGGATGCTTAATAGATCGTCTGCTGTCAGCGCCCTTATACCCGTACGATCTTGAACATGAAGTTCTGTTTCTCCGGTATCCATTCTATCTCCCTATACCACATATCTTTTGTAGTTTTACCACTGGCAACAATCCAGTCAATACCGGCTTTATCCTGCCAAATATCCGCCTGGTGTTGGTGACCCATTAAGATCAGATTGACTTTATGATATCTGAGCATGCGCATTAAATCAGAGCTGTCGTCAAGCTCCATAGTAAAGCCACGATTGAACACATGATGGTGAAGGGGAACCACAGTAGGCAGGTCGGGGTAGCCGCTCAGGATTACGTCCAATGTGGTCAACTGTTTCGTGCCGATCTCGCCACTGGCAAATTCCAGCTTGGATTTTGCGTTACCGATACAGGAGTCCAAAGCAACGAACCTGACTCCATCTATAATCTCCACTATTGGATATGTCCTAAGCTCGACTAAGTCTCTGAAATGCACATGTGCCTTTTTGGAGTACGTGTTTCCGAGCCTCCCGTAGTCGTGGTTGCCTGGCACAAACAGAAACTTAATGCCTGCTGCCTTAGCAGGCGCTATCATGTCAAAAAAGGTTATATATTCTTTCTGTGTTCCATTCTTGGTCAGATCGCCTGTACAAACCACCAATGTACCTTTGGGGTAGTTGCGGATAATATGCTGAAGGATAGCCGGGAACCGGCTGCTTATGTGTGGGTCGCTTATGTGGGTAAATTTCATATTTCCTCACCGTCCTCTTCCAATAACCATTTCACTTACCTCCATTATACTGAGCGTGTATCCACTCGGCCCGTAAGGTCTTTTTATAGTAAATATAATACATTGGCCCAAGACCTCTTTGCATTCGGCTAACAATTTCATTGCGATCTACATCAAGAGCAAGATGCCGTGTCCTGAAATCAAAGGCGCAGCAAATCAAATGCTTACTGTTAGGTTTCCCACTCTCAACTGGTTCTGCACCCCTGGTAATCCAGACGGGATACTCAGAAGGAATGCACGCACTAAAAGCATTAATAATTACCCCCACAGGCAAAAACAGAAAATGCTCGGGTCGCAACAGTACGTCTTCCTTTATATACAGGTCTCTGTCAATCATCATCTTAGTCTTCCTCTCCCTTAACTGCTCCGGTCCAACAGCAATCCAACACCAACCTTGATACCCGCTATGTCTTTGCCCTGGCTGACCTGTTCCTTTGTGAGATCAGTTAGCTGTCCATCTATAGCATCGAAGCGCTCACTGCCCTGTTCGAGGTTTTTGTCTAATGCGGCATGAACGGGGGCATGGTCCTTGACCTCTACGTATAGGTCAGACTTAGATTCCGTTACTGCTTTCTTTGCCTTGATGTTTCCATTGAATTTGAGTCCGACCTTTCTTGCTCCGACAAAGACAATCCCTAAGAGCCCAAGCGCTCCCCAAATAGCTTCTGGTGAAATTTCAATTCCCATTAGTTTGCTCCTTTCAATCTATCTGCCAACCACTTAGGTAGTTGTGGCTCATAAGCATCTCGTACCAGTTTAATTTCCTGTTTAGTTGGTAAGACTTTCCTATATAATGTGCCGGTAATGCTATCAAAATGTACATCAGCTTTTAGCTGTACACGGTCTACTTGCTTTTTAAGATAGACCTCTTTAAATCTGGGAACTACTTTACCATCCTTGATCTGATACTCTACCAATTCAAGGACAGATGCGGGACTCGTATCGCCTGTTTCAAAATCAATAATAACTGCTTCGGGATCGTCTACTTCAACCTGCACGGTTTCAAACGCCTCAGATTGTGGTATTTCAACCTTAATAGTATTATCCTCAATCCATTCTTGGGTGTAGGATTCTCTTTGTCTCTCTTTCCATTCATTAATTGGTTTCTGTATTATTTGAGTAAATTTCACAAAAGTCTTATTTTTCCCAAAAACTTCCTTATATAGCTCCTGCGTTGCCAGAGCCATGGCTACCAGGTCGCCTTCAACAGACCATCCGACATACGGGTTAGAGGATTTGAACCCATGAGTCATTTTGATTTCTGGATTGTATGTCTCTGACAGGAAAGGTGGGTGACTGGTTAGTTGCGTCTTATTACCACTTTCATCTATGCCGTGCAATTCTACTGTACCACCCTCATCGGTGCCATAAATACCAGCAGTATCTGTACCCACCCTAAGCCAGCCATCTCCACCAAGATCGCCAAAGAATAAGACCTTACCGCCATCAGACGGTTCAGCAGTCGATCCAATCCCAACATCTCCACTACCACAAATTGTCATAGCCGTTACAGCGTCATCTCCGACTTTAAAATTTATCTTCTGGTCAGCGGCAGTTACATTGTGGTCATACTCAATCCGACCTCTGGCGGTCCCGCCGGACTCAAATATGATCTCGCTATCTTGTAGTTCATCGGTATCAGAATTGAGTATCAGGTAGGCGTCTCCGGTTGTGGACTCGATTTCTATTGCAGTGTTGCCGGAGGTCTTTTTAGCATGGAAGATTTCATTAGGACTCGGTGTTCCCAGGCCGATATTGCCATCTGTTTGAATTGTCAAGAAATTAGATCCGGCACTTGGATTTGAGCCACTTCCGATCTTAAACTTATCGGAATCGCTGTTATCAATTCCAATATAATATTCCGTTATCCCCAAAACAGATAAAACAAACCGTGGGTCACCAGAACTTGAGCCTCCTGTTGCAACAATGCTTCTTGCGGCACTTGCAGAATTTGTATTGTCAGTGTTTATAATCCTAAACGACTCAAGCCCACCAGCAGTTGACCTTGCTGCCTCTAATAGATAATTTGGGCTTCCTCCGACCCCAAAATTAGCCCCCATCACACTAATATCGCCAGCAGCATCAAAGACAATACGCTCGGCTCCAAAGAGTCCAATGTATTTGCCGTCAGCCATGAGGAGATTGTCGGAGAGTGTAATTCCTGTAAAGGTAGGTGAGTTACCTGTGCCAAGCCCAATAGCGGTTCTGGCAGTAGTATGATTAGCAAGGCCAAGAGAGTCACCTGTGAGAGTAAGTTCATCAGCATCAACAGCAAGGTTTGTATCATCACTAATATCAAGTCCGCTTATCGTTGCGCTGGTATGATTATGGCTGTCATCGCCAACCACCGTGGCATCATAAGTCCCCGTGACATCTCCAACAAAAGCATCCTCAAGCTCGACATACTCATCATCATGTATTCCGCTGTCAACTGTGGGGCTGGCCCATGTATTGCCTAATTCCCCGCCAGGAGAAGCACCGCCATCAAAATTTAATGTGCCAGTTGGTGAGTGTGTAATGGCATTACCACCGCTTAAGTTAATGTAATCATCTGCTTCCGGCACATCGTCATTCATATCATCAACAACAAAATCAAAGGCGTTATTGACATCATCATAAGTAATCGTTATTCGAGTATGTACGGAATCGGCGTCTTTAATGAGTGCATTTACAAAATCGTCTACCTCTTCTTGAGTTCGTTCGTCGTCAGTCCCGCCTATATTATGAAAATCATTTGTGCAGGCCCCTTGAACATCGGCAAGCGTTACATCATCGTCATTTAACGCACCGTCATTATTAGTGAAAACATTAGTCACGTCACCAAGTAAGGCTTCGAGTTTGGCCTCAGTATCTATTTCCGTAGAGACAATGAAATTCAGCGTAGCGCATATCGCCTCAAACTCCGCCTCAGTATCTATATCCCCCTCAAGTAGTTCATCACCCGCAGCACCCCAAGCGCAAGTACACAGCACCAAGCTAAACAGCACCACTATCATTTGCATTATCTTACGCATAATTACTCCTCCATACTATGCAGACAGTACCGTCTAAACAAAATACGATTGCTCCATCATATTGGCTATCAAGTTCAAAGTCCAGTCTGCATTTGATGTTTGTACCATCCTTAACAACAACCGTTTTGGCATCATCACTCGCCATTAGTATCACGAATTGCCCGGCAGCGAGACCCGTGATCTGTACCATGTCGTCTGTGGCAGCGCCATCATACGTAGCTATTTTATAGTAGCCAGGGCCGGATAGCGCTGCAACCCCAGCATCAGTTAGTGTTATTGTGACCGCTGCACCAAGATCCCCCCCAGCAGTGATATCATCGAGTGTGTCTAATGCCTTTTGTACAGTATCATCATTGGCGCTCAAGTGCCCGTTAAAATTAGCAGTATCGGTTGTGATAGCACTGGCAATATTTACACCGGCCTCGCCCTCCATCTTGGCAATGAAATCTTCCCGGTAGTAATCAATGAGTTTGTCGCTGGCACGGAGTTCGTACCAGTACCATATGTAAAAATCAATACCATCACGTGGTGCATGGCTAAGTGTGCAAAGGCTGGCGCTTGATATGCTTGATACCTGTACGCGATTGCGAATCAGCGGTAATAGTGAGTCCCATAGTGCACCACCATTGGTTTTGGTAGCATGTGCTGGCAGTGTTGTCTTTACGTGATCCACTACCCAGCCGCCATATTCAAACGTACCATTACCGAGCGTGCCATCCAACTGGAAAGTAGTGTCTGAACCATCGCCGACGAATGACTCTCGCACCACGAGGCGCGGGTACAGGTGCTGCACTATTTCCCATCCGCCTATGATCTCCACGAGATTATCCTTGTTTACAGTTTACAGGTTGTCCACTAAGCTAATCAGTACCCATGTAGTCCCCGTCCATAGTAAGGTAGCATTCTCGCCCACCTTATCGAACACTATGGCGGCACAGTTAGTGCAAGTTGTATCTGTGACAGCTACAGTGCAAGTATCATCGGAGTCGATATCGGCAGTAGCGATCAGCACAACTTGCTGACCTGGTATTGTACCATTCTGCAAGTCCACAGATTCGTTGGTGCTGTCATTATCGCCATCGAGTAATAATACAGGTACCAGTATGGTAGGCAAGTTGCCAGACGCAGTATAAGCATGCGTGCGCGGGACTGTTACAGCCGGGATGTCTATACCCCCGAGAAGGTCCATGCTGTACACCAATGTACCCATAGTTGCAATCGTGAGAAATATGGCCGCACTCCATATTAGGATTTGTTTTCGCATTATGCTAACCTCCGTAGTTTAATAGTGAGACCAAACGTGCGAGCATCGCTGTTGGCGTACGTGGCAACAATGAGATCATCTGCCGCACACCGGATCGGCGTATCAAAGCTATATACTGCATCCGGTGGGTCAATGCCATTAAGGTCTCGGTTATAATATACCTCATCGAATGCAGCGCCTTTGGCTGCATCCTTTTGAACCTTGAGGTACTCAGCGGTGGCGCTGGCAGCAGACAAGTGCAATTCAAACCCGATGAACTCAAAGGGCTCATCCAGTGTTGCCACACAGCGAATGGTCTCGGTGCCTTCTGGCGTGCCTGCCGCATAGGTGCCAGGCTTCAACCGGACATCGAACGTATTGGTGCCCACGGCATTAATGAGTTTGAGGCCATTCAGGTACTCTAACGGCGCAATAAACCCCGATAGGTATACTAGGCTACCGGCTAAGTAGCCATGGCCAGTACACTCCAACTGCACTGTATCGAAGTCGGAGCCCTCTGTAACCACCTCAGCGATTGCAGTGGCTATAATGGTGTTGCTTAACACCGCTGCTCCCTTAAATTCAAATACGTCTGCTTTAGTTCCCATACCGTCACCCCTCTTTGCCTAGATTAGCGTTTACCTCTACCCCTCATTCTACCATACGCGCCCCGTAGAGTCAAGCCCCGTCTTTGTTCACCCTCACGTCCGCGCTCACCCTTCCACGTTTCTGCCGTCCGGGCCGCGTGTTCCCGCAGTACTTTAGGCGTACCCGCGCCCGGCTCTCTTTCCCTGTACTCCACCGCCTTATCTATATCTATCATTTGATGCGGTTTAGCTCGCATGTGCCACTCTGCCATTTCCCTGTTCACATCAACCATACCCTGTATGTCGCCCCTACGCTTAGCGTTAACGTATCGGTCAGCCCAGGCCCTCTTCTTAGCCCCCAAAGCTTCCTGCGTCTTACGTGTGGCTTTATATGCTTTATACAAGGAAGAAACGGACGTGGGTTGAAAACCGAACACACCCTTACGTATCGCCTCAAAGAAGTTAATGCGATTAGGGCCAGGTTCTCCATAATAGTTAATGTCCATACCGGAACGCGAACGCTGCCCCGTTGTGTACAGCTCCAACCCACGCATAGCGTTGCGTACCGCAATAGGTGTTATAGGCGTTTCCGATAAGGCACGTGCGGTTGCCCCACTACGGAAGCTATCTCGCATATTTATCGTGTCTTCATACACGCTGTAAGGTACACCAATAACTTCCTTCCAGTTACGCGGCACCTCAATACTCATTGAACCCGTCATATCTATACCGGTGCCGCCAAATAGGCCATATACCACTACATCCTTTAGCCAGTCATTCGGCATAGCCGCGCGTATGCGGGTCAGTAGGTCTTCATCATCGTCCTCAATGATGTAGGATAGCAGTAGCGACAGAGAACCGAAAAATGGTGTAGACCGCAACCCACCCATAAGTATTAGGTTGCGCATTGCGCGCCCAAATGCCATCTTACCTTCCCACCCCTGGTGTATCAACAAACTCCACATACAATGTAGGTAGTTGTGCGTAAAGGAACGGAACGTATAGCCCGCGCGCATATATTTCTGCAGGTCCCCTCCACGGAACGCAGTGGGCATATTCGCCATTCCATATAGAAAATGTGTGTCGTATATAATGTCCTTAGCAAATTTTAGTGACGCACCGTAATCACCACGCGTATTGTTACCGTCCGGAGCTATTACGCCCTCGTTATAAGCCACACGGAAGGCGCATAGGCCGGTGCTGGTGCGGTTAAACTTTTCCGCTATGCGCATGAATATACCACTCTTAGTAACAAACTTCTTTAGGTACTTGGTCCACCCTATACCAGGCATATTACCAGTTAGCTCACGAAGGAACAAGTCTGCAGTAGACCCGGCCTCATGCATATCCTTAATAGCACGCTGGTCTATAGCAGGCAAATGTTCATATATAACCTCCTTACCTGCCCAGGCTTTCTCTGCCGTTAACCCTTGGCGTACATCGTGCATGGCCTTGGTTAACTTCACGTGAGAGAACTTGGTATAAACGGACAGTACCGGTGCGGCAACTATGACGTTCTGCGTTAGGTTTAACACACCAGTCTTAATAACAAACCCAAGGTACTTGGCAAAAAATAGGCCGCGTAGAGTATCTACCACCCTATCCGTCTTGGTCTGGTTTGCCAGCATATCCGTTGTGTACTTGTCTAAGTGCCTATACTCCTGTGGGTTCTTGGCCGCATTAATTTTATGTAACGTAGCCGAATGACGTTTGGCCCTCTCTATTTTCGTCTTGAAGCCAACATATCCGCTAAGGTAGTCGTACGTTATACCCCATATGTCATCCGTTTCATGTCCCGGTATATTCTTGCTTGCTATGGCGTGACGCGCCCAGCCAGGTGAACGCAATACTTCGGTAAAGGCGTGGGTTAAGGCGCGCTCCATACGGTTAGCCAGCATGGTCTGGGCCTTGGCCAGCGGTATACCTTTCTCCGCCGCATATGCCTTTGCGTCTTCCACAGTAACTTTAGCCCCAGCAGCGGCGGCAATTTGCTGCATGGCCTCCCTTGGTATCTGGAAAAAGACCTCGATGGGCAACTCCTTAACTTCGTCCTGTTGTAGGTCGTAGTCAGCAAAGGCACCAGGTAAATCCCCAGAGGTAATTTGGTCCGCCAACCAACGCTGGGCAGTCTGTTTGGCTTTACCCTTAACAGGGCGCAACATGTCCACTTTACTGTTGTAGTGCGTACGGTAGACTACATCGCCCTCTTTGTTGATTAGCTGCACATAGGCATCACCGGTACGGCGATGGGGGAAATAGTTGGGTGTACGGCCTATAAGCTCCATATACTTGTCTATTTCTTCCTTGTTGACCTTGTTGGACTTCATCATAGCACGTATGTCAAGCAAGGTGTTGTCATATGTACGACGCAAAGTTAAAAAGGCGTCAACGGCAGGTTGTGTTGCCCCCTCCTTAAGCAGGAAGGCCTCTGTCTCTTTATAGTGTTGCTCGCTTGGGCCAGTGGTGCCGTCAGCTAAACGGACGGACCAGCCGGTGGGTACGGCTTCCTTGGGAAAGGCAACGCGATCCCACTTCCAAATTAAAGCGGCTACTTCCTTGTTAAGGCGTTTGTTGGACGACACAGCCTGTTGGGTATCAGCCAGGCCCAGCGGCCCATCATATAGGTCAAATAGTTCCTTGGCGCGGGCTTCCTGTGCCCATACTTCCGTCGCCTCCGCTTCACGCATGGAAGCAAAACGCTTGCTGAGCCAATGTGGCATACCGAAGGCGCGATGATACCAGCGCATGTCAGTACGAGCGAACCCACGGCCAAAACGTTCCTGTGCCCAGGTAAACAGGGCGTTAGACTCCTTGGTAGAAGGCATGGCGTGCGGGTTACGGGCGTAGCGTGACCATGCGGCGCGGTACTGCTGAGCGTCCGGGGTTTGAGTGTGAGCGGACATACCCCTGGCAAGGTCGAGCGCAAACTGGGTCTGTCCGTCGAAGAGGATTGCGTCACGCATGGTGGGGGTAATGGGCACAGACCAGACCTTCTCGTAAAACGTTTCTTTTTTAACAACAACTTTATACTCTCCCTGCGGTATATCCTGCGCACCCTCTTCATACACCCACAGTGTCCCCTCGCGTGCTTGTCGCACAGTGTCTTCTGCAGACTCCAGCGTAGAGGTGCGTTCTACTTCCCTACCCCAGCGGTCTACCACTGCATACTCACCCACAAATGTTGGTATCTGTACTTCCTCTATCCCCCCACCCCACTGCTTGACATACTTACCCGCGAACGAGGGTAGCAGCTTGTCATAGAAGAACTTCATACCCTGTCCACCTACGGTCAGGTCCTCACCACTTACCACACCCTGTTGCTGACTACTTTCAGCAATAGACCGGGCAATGTCCTCACCGACCACACCGACCAAGGTGGTAGTATAGCCCTGTACCATGGTTTCACCCTTAAGGGGTATAACAGCGTCAAGGACCGGTACGGCAGGCGCGACATCCTCAGCGCGGCTGTAGGCAAGAATACGTACCGCCGCTCCCTTTATAGCTGTCTCTGGTTCAGTCAGTCGGCCATATTCAGATACCTCTTCTGCCGTCATTTCAGACTTAATAGTATCAACCCACGCGTCAAATGACATTACAAAATCCTCTGGGCTATCCCCCTTCAAGCGCTTACGTGCCACACCTACCTCATCCGGTTTGTATTTCTCTACCATTTTCAACAAAAATTCGTCAGCAGACAGACCCGAATCTGTTACTGCCACCTTGCTCCACTTTATATGGTGCACCACTTGCCTTAGCGCCATCTTGTACCGCCCTACCTGGGTGACCCCTTTAGTCCATCCCAGACTTTCGAACCCGTACTCCGCTGCCCAGCGTAACATGCGCTTAAATGCTACCTCAGGCCAAATACCAACGTCACGTATAATAACGGGTTTGCCCTCTTTGTCACGCTTGACACGTTCCTTGGTAGGACCAAACGGGGCAAGGGGAACTCCGGGAAAAAGCTGCCCAGACCCCTCCTCAGCCAAATTACCAAGCGTGTTTAGTTTCCTGTTCTCCTCTATCGTTACGACGTTCCACAAATCTGCCTTCTGTGTTAAATCGTATTTCCCAAGTAGCGTGGTAACATATTCGTTCAATTCCTTCCTGTGCGCCTTTGCTTTCTCCTCAATAGCCGCGTCCCTGAATCCCACTCGTTTGGCGTCCTGTAGCCAGTCTGACTGAATTTCCTCCACAAACAGCATGCGCTTGCCATCAGCACTAACCCGTTCGTTGAACCGCATGTGCACCAGAACGTCTTCCGTTGAACCCCAATGCGCCGAGAAGTAGAGTTTGCCACCCTCTTTACGCGGGTAAACCAAAAGTAACTCGCGATACTTCTCACCCATGGGCAGTACCAATCGGCCATGGCGCGTAGGTGGAACGAAGGGCACAGTGGGTAACATTCCCGCCTCCATAGCTTGTGCCGCTTGTTGCGCCTCAGCCAATGTGTTATACCTCTCTCTCTCTACCCTTGCGGCACCTTCTTCTATAGTACTGGATAACACAAATGCACTGTCTATTTGTTCTATATCCCACATAAAGTTATCACTTATAGCACCCCACATAGGAAGGGCCGGAGTTTCCTGTCGCCACTCTAAGATGACTGGTTGCGCCAATACCCTCTGCCCACGCACCCTTTGCTCAGGGCTTAACACCGGCTCAGGGCTTAACACCGGGTCTAACCCCATACGCCCTAACACGTCCGCATATAGTGTGTCGTCGCTCCACAGAAGAGCAATATTCTCATCACGTATATCGTTTGCTGACTGCTCAGCCTCGGCCTCCGTCAGGTCATCCATGGTAGCCATTTCATTAGACAAGCCATCCATGACGTAGTAACCACCCCCTTCCGCCATCTCGTCTCGATCTACCTTTGCCATAACCTGCCATAGGTCGCTGTTGCGCACGTCCTCCATATGGGTGCCAGTAGCGACATACATTTCGGGGCGCTCGTCTATAGCACGCAACTTGGCTACCGTCTCGATACCATCCTCGTAGTAACGACCTGTTGCATGGTCAACATTTACTTCTTCCCCAGCTCTCCGGATGCGTTCTGCATGACTTTCTTCCAACGCTTCAACATCGTCAACAGTGTACTGTACAGGTGCGGGTAGGGCTTGGGCTGGCGCTTGCTGAACCGGAATCGTTCTATCCCACGGCAGCTCCATTACCGCGTCTATTCCCGCCCTATCCTCTGCAGCCCCTCTGGCTTCGTCAGCACTACCGTATACCGTGGTTCCACCTGTAGGTTCCGCATCACCTACTGTTTCGTACAAACGCCACCCACCATTATAACGTACTTCATATTGTGTTTGGCCTACACGTGTAGTGTGTATACCGAGTTGGGCAGGTACGGGTGCGATGGGTTGCCCCGCTTCAACGTCGTCCTCTGTATAAGTCTGTGGCGCACCTACCTGTGGCGCGATAACGCCAAGATCGACTGCAAGATCAGTTAATTCATCCATTTCCAGTTCGTCTACATTAGCCATACTCTCTGTTGCAAGAACTGCGTCTTCTCGATTATCATACTCAAGTGTGTTGTCTGATCGTTCATCATACACTACCCACTGCTCTGCGTCATTACGACTAATAGTACCAATCAGCCGTAATTCCAGCGCTTCCGACACTTGTTCCCGCAATTGCGGCATATCAAATGCAGGTGCAGGCAATGGTGTAAGTTGAGCAGATGTAGACATGCTAGGTGGTGGGCCATACTGTATTTCCTTTAATTCAACTTGGTTCGCCCTTATCCACTCCACAAACTCCTCTTTGTTTATTTTCCCGTCTTTACCTGTGTTCTCCTTCACCCACTGCTCGACCCCTAACCACTTTAGCTCAGCAGGTTTGACGTGTTTACCTAACCACTTTACCAAAGACTGTGGCTTACGCGGCATATCTGTCGCTTCCTCTACCACGTGCAACAGTTGGCTGTACGCCCAAGGCACAGGTTTACTTTCCGTTGCCAACTGCAGGCTTGGTTGCGCTAATGCCGCCGCGCCCAGGTCCTTACGTGGCGCAAACTTACCAGCGTACAGGTCGGCAAACAGGTCCTCAGGTCGGTTGTACCCCTTACTCCTTAACCAATTAGCCACGCGCTGTAATGTAGCGCGTATCTGCCCAAACAGCTTACGTACCCAATTCGGCTGCAGCCTTGCTGTCTGTGCCCCGGCTACATAATCTGCGTAGGCCCACGCTGCAGCTTCCTTGTTCTTGTAGTGTTTCATCAGCCGCGTAATACGTTCCTGTGATATTAGCCATGGTAGCGCCAGCTCAAACGCTTCATGGCGCGCGGTGCGTCGCATAGTTGCTCTGTCTTGTATAGCGGCCAACTCCACCAACGCCCGCCAGCGGTTTATGGTAGTAGCACCCAACGGTACTGCCTCCTCAATAGCTTCACGCGGCAGATCATAACTGGCCATGGCCGCCAGTTTATCGTGCTCCGTCATGTTAATCCAGTCGGTAATTTCCACTTCCACGTCGGCCATAAGCTCCGGGGGTAGCGTTTCGGCTAACACGTCACGCATTTCAACTAACAACGCGCCGTTAAATTCCGCCTGTGTTTGGGCCGTGGTAAAGGGTAGGCCACCTTCACGTGGCCCCAACCCCATCTGCTTATGCTTACTAAATGCCGCCGCAACCATGCGCACTACTTCCTGTATGTCAACGTCCGGCGTATTAACATCCGGTAATCTGTATGCCGCTATGGCGTCGCCGTGAGGCACACTTACGTCAAGTATAAGGTTGTTACGCTTTTCCAGCTCTGGGGCTAATATGGCTTGTTGCTCAGGTGTAGGCACACCTATTACGTCTATCAGCACTTGATTAGGGGCAACACTTATACGCGCCGCACCGGTTTCACTAAGAAACTTGTATACCCCCTCATATGCACCTTCCTGTACGTCCATATTAAGGGCGATGGGTATGTCCACATGCACCTTGCTTGGCCTGTGCCGAGAGCTGTAAAAATCGATCATCGTGCCGTCGAGCATGATCAGACCGGCCTCTTCTATATTATCCGTAGTACCCCAGAGGTCCGCGAGCTGCGCGGCCCAGCGTTGGCCCTGCTCCGTCGGCTGCACGTACGTCTGTTCAGCCTCGGCCTGAAAAAATGATGCCGTGTACTGAGTTAACAAATCGCGCGTTTGAGTGCGTGCGGAAAGTAGCGGTGTACCGTCAAGCCGCAGACGTCGCATAATGCGCGCGCCGACCTTGGCCGGATGTAACCAGTCGCGGTATGTGTCGCGCCCTTGCTCAGTAAAAACGGTACGCAAGGTAGGGGTGACGTCCTCCCCCACCTGTACCGCATCTAACAAGTCACCCATGGTGATGTCAGGGGTAAGGAGTGTGTCAGAGGAAATGCCGCCTGCGGCTAAAGCAAACTGTTTGTGGGAAACAATTTGCACTTGGGTCGGGTCGAACACGGCGTAATTAAACTTGCCGGATACAGCATTCTTGCTCCCAAAGACCCCTACAGGGACCTTCATACCATCTATACCTATACGGGAGAGAAACTTAGAAGCCATATGTTCGCGTTCTGGGCCTGTAAACTTGTCCCCCATCGATGCGCTCAACGAATTATAAACATCTACGCCAACATGTTTGGCCTCTGGATTAGGGACCAAGTTAGATATCTTCAACTTTAGTAAAAGATTCTCCTTTTTAGCCTGTCCCTTAATCCTGTCTAATAGACTGTTCGGCACTGGTTTATCCCACTCCAGCCATGTCATATCTTTTGGGTCCTTACGCAATCTCACCTTGTATACGTTGCGAACAGGTTTTATTCCTATCTCAGAGGACGGAATGTCAAGCTCGAAAAGCATTAGCTGATCTGTCTTGCCATCTTTCCTAAAGGATGCCAGCCTATCCGAACTCCACCAGGCAATATTATAATAATCCCTTTCCTTCTTCCGTTTTGTAATAGCATTTAATAACTTATCGGCTACAGCATTTCTCTCTCCGGGCGCAACTACTTTTGGTGTTCCACCGTACTCCGCATAAAATTTGCCAACACCTTCCTCCTCACTAATATACACACCCCAACCAGCACCTAAACCTTGGCCTGTACCAATCATTTCGTCAGTAAAGTGGGTAAACGGTGCACCCGCCTTGGTTTGGCCGTGCCATAGTGCGAACTGCCTACCCGGCTTTTGTATAGCGGTGCCTACCCAGCCCTCAGCTGCGCGCGCTGGCCTGTGCGTACCCATCTTACCTGCCGCTTTAATAGCGCGGCGCGCCCACGCTTCCGTCTTAAACGGTTTACCCGCCTTGTTTAGCACGTCTGGCAGACCTATACCCTCTGCCTTAAGACGGGCCAAATTTTCCGCTGCGGTTAGGGGTCCGCGTTTGGACGCACCCTCCGCACGTACACCCTTGGGTAAAAACGTTGGGCGTGGGCCAGGTGGTCTAACACCTAACTTTGCCGCCGTAGGTGGGCGTGTTGGCCCCTTCACTTGCCTGGCAGGTTCCGGCTTGAGCAGTTCGGGCATTGCCTGCTTGTATACCAGCGCATACTTTTGTATGGCGCGTTTAACTTCCAACCCACGCCTGCCCGTTCCGCCAACCAAACCCTCAAACTCCTTGGGTGTTAGTGGCGTAGGTACTTTACCCGCCTGTACTTGGGTTATGTATTCCTTAGCGCGCTTACCGCCTGCTACCCTCTGCTCTTCCGTAAATTTGGCCTGTTTGGCCTTGGTGAGCATAGCGGCACGTGCCTTACCTTTAGCAGCGGTATATGCAAACGGGTCTACCACAAGAAAGAGGCCCTCACCGCGCTTGATGCGTATGGGCGGCACCTTACGTTCTTCTTCCCGCACCCGGCGCGCCTCAGCCAATGCACCAGGGCCTACAGGGCGTTTAGCACGAATGAGCTTACGCTTGAGCTTAACCTTACCTATGTCGGCCAACTTAGCGCGTGGGTCATAAGTTACCAACGCATCACGCGTCTTTGCGGCCATGTCTAACTTAAGCCCCGCTGCTTCTAACGCAGACTGTAGTAGTGCTGAGTCTTGCTGGCCTAAAGCACGCTCCTTTACTTGCTCAGGCTTTAGTGCCACCCACGATTGGGACCCGACATCCTCTACTTTATTAGTATACACTAGGCCGTCATATCCAGCCCTCCCCAGCGCATCTACCAGTATATCACTAACCAACTTCCACGTTTTAGCATCTGATTTCTCCTTAGCGGCTATGGCCGACACCTCAGCTATTTCATTCTTAGTCAGCACATCGGCCTTACGTAGCTGTGCCGCTAACGATTCAGGGCTGGTATCTCCAAAATCAGTTACGCGTAGCGGATTCTTTATGTCTATACTGCTGGCAACTATCCTCCTGTCCCTTTCGGCCACAGCCCTACCACCCATAGCTGTGTCTAATCTGTCTTCCGCAGCTTTTCTGGTGCCAAAATGTGATAGGGGTTGGAAACTATCAAACTTGTCAGCGGTTCCGTGGTATAATACTTTAGGAGGAGTAGTAGTCGGCTCTTTGTCTAATACAGCCTCTATCCCTACCGGCGACAAATTACTACTATCCGTATACCTGCTCATCTCGGTTATAGACCTTTCCGCCGCAGCCTTAGTAGGATACGTTTCCCCGGTAATATGACCAAGCTTTACATTAGCGTCAGCATCAAGTATGTCCCATCTACCTATTTTCTGCTCTGCGGCAGGCACGAATGGTTTAATTTCAGCCGCCTTGGCCTCCCATAGTTGGTCTACCATTGCCTCCCTTTGCTTTTCACTTGCCCTACGCCCAAACTGCTCAGCCTGTGCCTTATCCTTTAGGACGGGTACGGCGGCAGGTGCCTCGCGCGGAGGTTTTGGAGTGGGTTCCACCGCAGCCTCGGCTTCCACACCGGGTTTAGGTGGAACCTCCCCACGGGGGGCAGGAGGTGGACCCCCCTCTTCAACGCCCCGGCCAGGAGCACCTTTACCTTCACCTATGCCTTCGGTTCCCCATGCTACTGTCTGTACAGCACCGCCGCCTAATATTCCAGCACCTAACGCAGGCCAAAACGCCTGCTTAGCTGCTTCCCACGGGGGTGGAGCGGGCATACCTATATCACGTCTGAGCCAGGATTGTTCAGCCGCTGTAATCATTTCACCACTAGTCTCTACACCAGATACTAACGCCATACGTCCAATAAACCTGGTTAGTGCGGCCATAATACCTTGCTTAACGGGTTTGGTAACTGCCTTACCACCTATTAGCTTCATTATGCGGCCTATGGCAACATCCTGTAGAAACTCCATACCACCTTCGGCTATACCGCTCATAATTGCATGGCCGCGCACTTCGTCCCAGTTAAGTTTGACGTTACCCGCCTCCGCTATTTCACGGGCCTCTTCCAGGAATTTGTCGTACTCCGCTAAACCAAATATAGCACCAGCACCTATAGCAAAGCCAAACGTACCAGCAACCTTGCCGCCAATAGGACCGGTAATGGATGTTGCTATGCCAGCACTAAGTAATGCGCCAGGCGCGCCAGCAATTGCGGACTGAACCACAGCCTCAATACCGCCGTGTACCATTTCCCACCCAGGCCCCTCTTTACGTCTGGCATACTCCTTACCCGCCTCGGATATTTCATCTATTTGCTCACCTGTGTTATACCCAGCGACGCGCGCCACGCGGGCATACATTTCCGCCGCACCATAAAAACCTGCACTAAACGCTGCTTCAACCTCGCCTAATATGGTACGCTCTTCCAGCGAAATGTCCTCCCCAGCCTCAGGTGGGCGCGAGGGTCCTGGTTCACCACCTGCGAATATCGCCTGTAGAAATTCGTCACTTGGGTCAACCAGGCGCTTACCCGTGATGGTATCGACGCCGTTCCAGAAGCGGTTAGGGTGGTCCGGGGCCTTAAACGCGGAAGGCCAGTGCCAGCCGTCTTCACCCTTTTCTGGCTCTGCCCCTGCATGCCACGCCGCTCTATAGTCATATTTGTGGTCCGGGTGGTCCGGGTCTACATTTAGCCCCGTTTGCTTTGCCCAGCCACCATACCAATCCCTGAACCCAAACTCCTCACTTTCCTTCTCTACAAAGTTATGGCGTATGCGTATCTGCTCGGTAATGGGCAAGGCGGCATACTCCTCGTCACCAGCCACAACGTCGCGCAGAAAATAATTCTCCAGTATTTGTTCCCGCTCGACAATGGGCAGATCGAGAAACGCACTATCGTTACACCACTGTGCTACGGGTGATGTCATTTGTAGTCCCTCCAGTCAACTTTGGTAGGCTCTGGTGAAGGTATAGCCGGTGCTGGTTCTTGTGCAGACGCCGGGGCTGCACCAAACTCTTCCTGGTACGCATCCATAGCGTCTTGGTATGCGGCACGCGCATCGTTGAACGCCACGTTGATGATGTACTCCTCCAGTTGCCCCTGGTCCTTAATTTTCCGCATCTCTACTGCATGCGGGTCCTCACTTAACCTAAAGGCGCTAATAAGTTTAGCGATGGTGCCTGGGTCCCGGTTCTTGATCTTTACTAACGTATCCCACAGCCCACCTAATTCCTTCTGTGTATGTTTTTTGCGTTCGGTCTTGCCCATACTGGCCAACTTCTTATCTTCCTTCGCTTTCGTCGCTGCCACCTTCTTCGCCTCCTTGACGTCCGCCGCGTCTTCCTTTGCTCCTGCTTCGGCCTCGCCTTCCTGTTTCTTCTTAATGTCCTTGTAGTACGCTTCCTGCTCCTTTTGTATACGGGCTAAGTTGCCCTTGTATTGCGCTACCAGATCGTCAAACTTCTTCATATGCCGGGCCTCTTTACCCTTTAGGTACTTCTGCTTACTTTCGGCCTCACGGAACACGTCACTATGGAAGCGCGCCACAACCATGTCCCAGTGCTTCTGCATATCAGGGGTAAGCTTGTCGCCAAATACGGCATGACCACTAAAGATATAGTTAAATAGCTGCGGTAGCTGGTCGTCCGAATCCTTAACCGCTTGCCACGGGTCTATGTCTAATGGGTCACCACCTATTATCTTATGCACATGGGTAAGGTAATCGTCACGCCTACTATAGTCTGGGGAAACCCAGGCAGCTATATCGGGCGGTGCGGATAGTGCGCCGGGCGGTGCTTCGGGTGCGGTTGATTTACCTGCGGGTAACGCTGTGGGTGACGCCGGTGCGCCCTGACCTGGCACGTTCCACTCTGCTGGCGGCGGTTCCACATCTACCCCTGCCCCGCGTGCCGACTCCAGCACACGACCCAACGCCGCCGCATCTTCCTCCGTCACCGGTCTACTACTACCCCAGCCAGGTTCCCGTTCCGGGTAGTCTTCCGCGTCATACCCCGGTCGGCCTGGTATATTGCTGTAAACGTTTGCCATTGTTCGTCTCCCGTACCTGTTGCTTGTTTACTCATTACCACTTTACCCAAACATCGGTCGTTCGCGTTTCGGGTTGGTAAATATAGCCATACTCTCACCAGCGTAGGCCATACCACCAGATAGACGTCGCGGGATGATAGGCTCAGCACTACCTACACTTATATACCTAGACTTACACTACCCCCACCATCCCCACCACCTTCGCCACCACCTCTATCCGCGTACTGATATGTCTGCGTTGTAGTGCGTTGCGCTGTACCCAACCAGGCGTTCATAATTGTCTGAAACTCCATGTTTTCCCTATTAACCTCAGCACGCCAATTTGCCTCTCTCACCCTACTCTCTTCATGCCGTTCCCGCATATATTCGTCACGTGCCGCTGCACCACCTCGCCCAAGTATGGCCCCTGCGCCAATACCATACGCGGCCAACGCTTCACCTATACCACGCTGCGTGACGTTGGGGTTCTCACTCGATACAGTAAGGGCGGCCAACTGGTACTGTCTGCGTAGGCCCGCCATCTGAGGCCCAACAATTTTCTGCGTTAGTGCGCGCACTCTACGTTTGTCATATGGCATTACTTCCAACGTAGGTACGTCGCCTAACTCAGGCCGTGGACCGCTTGGCGTAGTGGTAGAAACGGATGTAGAACCCGTAGGCGGCCTATACTGCGTAGGGGTTGTGCCTGTCATACCCCTACCACCTTTGGCTGCCTCTTTCCCCTGCCAACGCATACCCGCGTACCTATTATAACCAGGGGTTGAGGTTGGGGGCGCTTCATACCCACCCGGCTCGTACATCGGGTTCCAGTAGTCCCTACCCGCATCATCGTACACATCAGCGCCAGAGGTATCACCGTAAAAGCCAGGCAAGAACTGGTCCGGGGGCACTGCAGAAGGTAGAGTAGGCTCTATATCTTGCAACCAGTACGAATCATCTTTTTCGCTAAACATTTTATGTCTCCTCTTTACCTTTTCGTCTTTACCTTTGCCCCTACTACTTCTTGTACTTCCTTGACATAATCCACGCGCTGCATTTCCGCTACCAAGTCCTCAACACTTTGTGGGTTATAGAAACTAATATCACACTTTGGGCACCACCACTGGCTCTTGTGTGAACCGCCTACCTGGTTGCCGGGCAACGTGTTAACCGGGTGCAACTTCATAACGCCACCACAGTCCGTACAATGGCGCGCCTGTGCTGCCCAATATGTACGCTGCTGATCTACCTGTCGCTGCTGTAAGTTCAGCCCATCCATATAGACCAGGAACTCTTGCATACCGGCACCGATCTCACGATCATTCTGCCTAAAGTTAATTATCAGGTTGCGTAACTCCTGCCGTACCTTGCCTGTCTTTCCCGCTGTAAGTTGTTCCATTGTTTTAAGCATTAGCCACACCAGTCCAAGGCTGCCCAATCATCCCCATCACAATTACAACGCCAATAGGCAACTCGTAAAGTCTCTGCACAGTACCCGTCTTCTACTCTCCAAGGATCATTTTCTCCATCAATACAATTAGCATAACAAGGATCATCGGGATAATACGTTGTGACCTGGACTTGTCTTTTTTGTCCTTCAATATAACTGTACTTACTCCATTTCCAAGGAGAGGGACTCACGGCACAGGAGGCAACCGATGCTGACAGGGCACATGTTCCGTCTTCCGGCAGA